ATTCTCATTGCTTCTCTGATAGAACACCCTCTCATCATCTTGGACTTTGAGGTACTTGTTGTCTCTATCACCATAGTCAATCTTGTTGTCATGTCCATTGAACGAACCACTGACCAGTCTTGCATTGTACAACTTGGTATGCTCTTTGTCAACAGTGGAGCCTGATATCTTCAACCTACTTTGGGTGTAGTCATACTCTGTATCTGGTTCCAATGTCGTATTGATTACACCTGTGTATGGTGTTAGGAACAATTTCTTCGCACTGAAATTCTCTGCTACTGCACTACCTGTCCATGTGTTTGCAGTCTTGAGTTTCTTGTCCTTTATTGTAAATGACTGCGTACCACTGGATTGTGCGTTGACGGTATTGACGACATACTGATATCCATCAATCTCAACTATGTCATTCGTTGATAGTATCGCTCTGAGTTCTGTTTCCTTCTTGATATCACTCAGTACAATGAGGGAGGTGTTGGATGAGTCCCTTGCTACTGTTCCATGGAACTCAATCAGATTCAGATTGTCGTTGTGTATGTTTCTCTGAATTACGAAATCCGCTTCTTCTTTTATCTTCAAGTGCTGTAGTCCACTGTTGTCCATTACCTTGAACTTGGCTAATTGGCTCATCTTATTGCGAGGATTATTAACTAAAGCATCAATTATGAGAGGAATCTTATTGTTCTTAAAATTCGCTAATTCAAAGGTAACATACTTTCCGGGGCCAGTGAGATTGCCATCTAATGTAGTAGCAGTCGTTGTATCTGAGTTTGCTGTATGTCGATGCATCTTCGGGAATGCATTTTGCCATCTGTAGAAATCGTTTGAGGTTGAGTCGTCACTAGTCAGGTTCGCATCAACGAGAACGGCATCCAATCTCTCTTTGCCTAGACTTGGTATCGTGTTGTCGAACTTGCCCTCTGTCCTGAATATCACATTCTGTATCGTCTTGCCCACTTTCACGTTGAAGTCAGATGTGGTTGCACTGACTGCTATTCTTGCAAAGTCTAGAAGTACATCATTGCTTGATATGCTCTCTATGTTTCCTAGATATACATCACTGGCATTGAACAGGGACATACCTACAGAGAGTTTGTTGGTGTCACTGCTACCACTAGTGATGAACTTAACAGTGTTAGAACCAACTGCAAACTGTGCATGTTCCTTTACCTCGGTGATGGATATATTCGTTGAGTATCCCCACCATCGTAGATGAGTAGCATTGTACTTGGTCATGTAATCCAACTGGTCTTTCTCATCCAGTCGCTCATCATAGAAGTACCAAGTTGGCCTACTGCATACATTGACTCTATCGTGCTTTGGAGTTGATGAAGATGTGTCTCCTCTTAGACCATAACTGACTGCTACGATATCAGTAGCGGTTTTTGCTGGTCCCTTGTATATCTCAAACTTGGTGTTGATTGGAATCTCTGTGGGATATGCTGGTTTGAACTCAAGCCCATCGCCCATCTCGTCAAAGGCAATTATCTTGGTAACTTTAGCGAAGTGTGGTCTCACTGCATCTGCACCCATTTGAACAGTATCAGGATTCAACAGTATGAAGTAATCATAGTTCTCTATGTCCAATCCTATCTCCTCTGTTGCTGGGTAGTTGGATGTGGAGTAGACGAACTTCCTATTTGTCTCAGAGTTAGCGACTTGTGAATCAAACACCTTCACCTTGAACGAGTGTGTCTCATCACGATTTGTAGCGAACGAGGTTAGCGTTGTGTTGCCGGGATAGAGCCTGTTGCCTATCTTGTCTGCTAAATCATTGCTGATTGACCCACCATGAGAAGTCTTTCTTATTTCTATGAAGTTCGCTGAGTTGACTAGACTGCTTCCTGCAACTGAGTTCTCGTATTGTAGATTGTTCTGTACGAATAATGGATTTACAGATGTGGATAGATATGCTTCCGTGGTCTTGCTTGCGTGGTCACCATAGTCGAACGATGTACTATCATCCGTGATGTCTGACTCCGTTTTACCAGCGTTCATCACGAATACTGCTTTGCCCTTGTCTGTCGTACCCATTCAATCACCAAACGTATAGTAAAACAAGATGTCCGAGAATCCCGGAGTGAGTGTCTTTTGTGTGGAAGACGGTCTCTTCCCTTTGTGCATCGCTATCTCAAACAGTTCACCAAAGAACTGCTCTGCATTATTCGCTCCCCTTCCTATCTTGCAATCACTGTGATGCAGATGGAAAGGAGTGAGAGTATGACTGTCCTTCTTCACTAATTCATCATTCAAGTAAAGTTCTAGAGTGCTTTTGCTGTAGACCAAGGAGACCTTGTATACCTGTTCAAGATACAGTGCTTCTTTCAATTGGTCAGTGTATACTGTGCTAGTAATAGCAGTAGCAGGTGTGGCATCGAGTGTAATTGTATCTCCTGATACGCTTTGCACTGTTCCTATGAGAGTGGTCGATGAATCGTATATCTTGTTACCTGCGCTGATTCCTTCTGCCTCACCGCTTCCTACTTCAACAGTGTTAGCAGTAGTAGTGGAGAAACTACTCGTTGGATTTGTTTCTAATCCAGATGCATTCTCAGTCACAGTTGCACTTCCTACTGAGGCTTGATTCAACTTCACTGTAACTGCATTGTTTGCTCTAGTTGTGATGAGCGTACCGTTGTGTCCATTTGCCCCATCTATAGCAGTCTCTAGATTCGCGGCAGTTGTGTCGTTATTGCTTTCTGCCTTGTAGAATACATATGTCCCATCTGTGGTTCCAGTGGTTTCATGCTGTGAAGCCTTGTACTTCTTCAACGTACCAGCGGCATCTGTCAGACCAAGGAAGTTATCTGGTGTTCCACCACCACTGAAATTAGTCCTGCTAATGTTTGAAGGTAGATTGGTGAGTGTTATCGCAGTGGAGTTAGCACCTATCTTGTTCTGAGTCAGGTTGATTGTAGCACTACCTGCTGAATCTGTCAGTATGGTTCCGTTATGTCCGTTGCTATGTGCTATTGCTAGTCTGAGATTATCAGCAGTGGCGGAAGCACTACCTCCCTCTTGGAATGCTATGCCACCACTGACATCCCCAATGCTTCCTCCACCATTGTTTCCATTGCCTAGTGCATCACCATTCTTTACTGGGACATACTTCTTCGTCGTTGGACTGGATTCGTTGTCTATTAGTTGTATGAAGGGAGTGCTAGACGCATTTGCTTCATTGACCCCTCCTGTGAAGTTAGCACCGGAGATGGTTGCTACGCTGTTAGCAATGTTTGCCTTTGCTAAAGTCGCACCGTTACCAGCAGTTCCAACTACGTCGTGAGACAAACCAACGTTCCCTCCACTATTCTTTTGTGCTGTTATTGTGCTTGGATGTCCAGATGACCCATTGATTGCTGATACTAATGCAGTAGCCGCTGTAGCATTGTCTGCATTACTTGCGAAATAAAAATAGACAACTGATTTGGTACTGCTGTCATCGAATGTTCTAGTACCTGTAGTTCCAGTGTTCTGATTTGTTGCATCATGTGATGGAAAGTAGTTCTTTGTATTACCAGCACTATCTGTGATTGTGAAGTAATTGATTGTATTGTCATTGGAACCAGTTGTCTCACCTAGAATCAACTCATTGACTCCGGCACTAAGTCCAGCACCAACCGCTCCAACGCTACTGAAATCATTAACTTTCAATTGCCCACTAGAGACCTGTGCGCCTGTGGTCAATGCGGCACTAGTGATGCCTACTCTGTTTGGAGCAGAACCAGTAAATGCGGCAGTTAGTGTAACGCTCCGTGTGGGAGTTCCTGCGGTAGGGTCAGTTGTGCTTCTAGGGTCACTAGCATTACCAGCGAAACCAACGTCATAAGCATTTACAGCACTTGCAAAATTAGATGCTGTTGTTTGTAAATCACCTATCAAATACGCTCTAGAACCACTAGGATATGTAAAAGCACCATTGTTACCAGACAACGCATCGCCGTTGCTTACACTTCCTCCGGATGCTATGGCATACCATTTGGTGGTTGTTCCTCCCGCCTCATCCACTAGTTGAATGAAGTTATTGACATTCCCTGCGGATACTGCGTCTGTTGGAACTGTCGGACCAAAGATGACTTCTCCCTGTTCCTGTACTGGAAACACATCGGTATTCAACCCGTTTCTATTTACTATCTCAAGACTAGCCGTAGCGTTAACTGGACTGACATAGTTGGCTATATCACCTGATACTACAATCTGACCAGTTGCCTTGGTGTTCTTCTCAAGGTTACTAAACGCGCTGATGGTAACGACATTGCTGGGATTACTACCACTAGCAGATGCCGATATCCTACGATGTTTAGTAGTCAACCCGTTGTAGTATCCAGTCGGGTCATAATATCCCTGTAGCGAACTCTCAGCAGTGATGACAGTACCACTCTCTATTGTCTTCGTAGTGCCAGCCGCATTGCTCAACTCTGCCTTTATCTTGTACTCAGCAGGTTGATTGTACGAACTGCTCGTTGTATTCTGCAAGTAGAACTTGAGATACTGGTTGTGAAACAGCATCATCTTCTGAGTCAGATAAGCAGATGCACCGAGGTAGTCTATGCTCTCGTACACGGTTCTATCGGTTATCGCATCTGTTGGATATGGAGGCGTTCTTTGGGAGTCCAGCACCCCATGCCTACCCGAAGCCCTAGAACCCGCTCCATTTACATCGTACGGGGTAATTATGGCCTCTAACACGAAGCCGTTTGCTATGCCTATGTCAGCATTGTCAGACCAGATGCTTCTGTCTCGTAATGATGATGTCGGTGTTACGTTTTTCTTGAGGTTCTCGTTGTTGTTCAATTGAACCAAGTTGTTTGCCACCAGTGTTATCTGTGTGGCTGTAACCGCACTTACGACTCCAACTAAAGCATTAGCGTCATCGAACACATTGTCCTCGACTGAGAACTTGGTCGTGGCATCAACGGTATCAACTGCTATCGTTGTGGTTGAATCAGCACTTATCCCACTGCCGTTGTTGACGAGAACACCACTTGATTCAACAGCACCAGCCGCATGATTCACAGCCTTGTCATAATCAAGGTTGAGGTATCCGTTGCACATCAATGGAAAGACAAGTTTGTACGAGTCTTCGATATACGCATTTACCATGTTCACCCATCCAAGAAGTTCTCAGCGAGAACGAACGCCTCCTCAAAGTCGAGAGTAAATTGAACTGCTGGAAACTCTGCCCCTGTTATCGTGGTGTTGAAGGAACGGATGAAACCCATGAGTCCGATGGAATCCTCTTGCTCAACGAATGGAGCGAAGAACTCACTGTTGGAATCTTGTGAAGTGAATACATTGTCATAGCCTCGATTCTTGAATGTGAATGGTATCTTAGGTAGGTCAAGCAAATCAGCAGTCTCATCACCAGCAGAGCGGTAGGAGAAACTGTGGTCTACTCTACTTGGAATCAGTATGATGAGTTTGTTCAGGCTTTGGTCGTCTTGGAATGTGCTTGAGTCCACATACGAGTGAATCAGTTGAGCCAGTTCAAACGATGTCATCTTGATGTCCTTCGCGGCTTCACCATCTCTCTTCTTGACTATTCTCTGTCCTAGAAGAGTACCGCTGATATTCACAGTCTTCTGTGCCATGCCAGTGTCAAAGGCTAGATTCAACGACTCACCTGTTACGGCTCCTGAGAAGGGAACACCCATGTTCATCACCGTCTTTGATGTGTTTATCGTAATCGAATCGACCATTAGCGGTATCCGATTCGCATGACCCGCTTGGTTCAATCCCTCATCGTTTCTTCTCTGTAGTTCCAAGAACACTTGGAAGTTAGCAAAGTTCTCACCTGACATCAGAATCTACCTACCGCACTTGTCGTTCTGTTCATCTGTAGGTTGATTTCCCTTGCTACCTTCTGAGCGATATCTCGTATCTCTGCATCTGACGCACCAACCCTACCATTTACATGAACGTTTATCGTGTTGCCCATACCTCTGCTTTGTGAGTTTGAGTGTACCGTTGCTCCACTTGGTAGGGAAACTAATTCTGGTCCGTTCTCACCGACGATAGCCATTCCGCCTCTGTTTATCGTACCGCCAGTAGACAAACCAAGGAACGACTTGACTCCTTTGACTGCACCTGTAACTCCCTTAACCAAAGGCGAGTTCATTAGCATATCTGCTAACATCAAAAATATTCGTACTGGGGCTGAATTCATAAAGGCTTTAGTTAACTGCTTCCATGTTTGTGTAGCGGCTTCTCTTATTATAGCAACCACATTTCCTATTTTTTCTCCTAACCATGAGATAAGCGGGCTGATTACCTTATCATAGACAAGTCCGAACAGTTCACCGTAGTTACCACTGAATGCGGCCTTTAGCACATCGAAGATGAACATGATAACCTTCTTCACGACACCTAGAACCTTCTTGATGTCCTCCATGGAAATGTGCTTGCTGATGAGTTTGAACACCTTAACTGCTAATGGAATAAGTAGAATGAAGCCTATCAACATCACAGATGCGCCAATTAAGAAACGTAGCATCATTTTGAAAACATTCTTGATTAGTGAAGCAATCTTCAACATCTTCATTGCAAATTTTCCAACTGGACCCGCTTTGTCGTATCTTAGTTGCTCAACCATCTTCCCTTCTAATCCACCAATGAGTTCCCTGTTGGCATCCAATTGTTCTGTCAAAACACCAATTAATGCCTCATCTGCATCTTCACCGTATACCTTTTTATAAATTTCAATCTGGTCTTCGTACTCAGGCAATTTTCTCATCGCTTCTATATCGTATGTCTGACTCTCCTCGTCAAATTTAGGCAGGTTCTCTTGAGCCTCCTTAAGTTGCTTCATTGTCTTAGCCGCTTTGCTTTGAGTCTCGATACTTTCCTTGATGTTCTTATTGTAGAGGGTGATTGACTCTGCTACTGCACGGAACTTGTTTTGTACCTTCCAGAAACCGCTACCGGATGTCATCCTACTGACGATGTTCCATGCCTTTGATTGCATGGCGGCTTCTGCTAACCCACCTGCTAGTTGGTCATAACTCTCGGTGAGTGCTTTGTTAGAGTCAGCCAACGAACGTATGACCTTCTCTTCTTCTGACATTTAATCACCTCTTCTTTACTGCCTTCTCTATTTGCTCTGCCTTTAGACTCTCTATTTCCCCATGTATCTGTATCATTTCCGTCATTTGCTCTATCGGTGTGTGTTGTGCCTCCATTGGGTTTATCTTGAATATACTACAATATGTGTAAAGCATCACCTTCATTGCTATGTCCGGTTCTACTTTTCCTCCTCTCAGTGCTTTCTTAATCAGTTTACTTTTCCCATATCATCACCCACTTCTAGGAATGGGTTCGGGAGAACTTCCTTCAATTGTGCGCCGATATAGGGACTCAGCCTTAGCATGTCCAACGGCTCCAATGGAGGCTCTGTCTTCTCTACGAACTCTGTAACCAGATACTTGTAGAGTTTGTTCATATCAATCTCCATCTCTTGGGTTCTGGAATTCAGGCTCATCAACTTGGACATCGCCTTCTCGACCTGAAGCCAAGTAGGTTCCTTCACCCACACTTTCATTATTTCATCTGAGTCAGGGCTGACCTTCAACTCATGGCATTCTGTTTCTGTTCTTGCGAACAGCATACTCTTATCATTTACTACATTTGTCATTTTTTTATTCCACCTATTTCACGAACCAACAAACAAACAGTGTTGGTGGAATGTTTTTGAGAGATATCGTTACTCCTGATATCCCTCCTAATCGTTATTCTGTATTACCCACTTACCCTTGTAGAACGTACCAGCAGGAGTTGTACCTGCTGTTCCCTCAACGAGGCTCCTAGCGGATACAGTCATTGCATACTCGATTGGTCCCTTGTCTTCGGGGAAAGGTACATCTAATGATTGTACGATGTAATTGTCTAGTTGTATTTGTATCATATCGTCAGCAGACTTTTGGAACTTTAGGGTGAGTGTCTCATCTGTACCAGTTGAGTTGTGTTCTCCTTGAACTCTTAGGTTATCCCAAATGTCCGTATCCGTGACTAAGAGGTTCAACGACACCTCATAGGTTCTCTGACCCGGTATATGTGAAGATGTCACTTGTCTGCTATAGTTGCCTATGAATCTCTGAGGAGCGATGTTGTTGTTTACGGTGAATGAACCGCTCTTTACCCTAGCAACGGTTTGACCAAATACTTCTATCGTTCCACCTGAGAAGAGATAGGGTTGATTATCTGTATCTGTAGCACTAAAATTGAATAAATTACTGGCGGTTCTCTCGTTTCTCTTTGGTACATATGTTTCTGGTGAGTCAAAGGCTCTTCTGGATACCAAGTCTAAATTAGTCTTGACCTCTTGTCCCTCTTCAAAGTTCATTGTAAGAGTATTTACTTGGCAACCCGTAAAGACTCTTGAGTAGATATCTTTGAATGGTCTAGCAGTGGCTTCGTTAGAATCTCCCTCTGAACCAACATAATAGTCATCAGTGGCAAGGCCATCTTTCTCATACGTCACTTCTAAAGCAAAAGATGGAAGTGCATCACCATCAGACTCTCCAAATCCATAGACAATCGGCCCAGTGCCTATGTTCTCCCAAGAGGAACCTGTTAGTATTGCTCTGCCAGTATTATCAAGTGCCGAAGAGGTTCTTACAGGTGGTTGTGTTTGTCCACCTATTGCCCTCAAGAACTTCCTGTTTGTAGTGTCAGCAGATGCATCAGCAATATTAGTGACTACTTCACTACTACCGCTTAAATCAGTGCCAAGATGGTCATGTCTAACACTGTTTATTTTTCCAAGAGCGTAATAGAACCACGACCCATTGCTCAAGGACAAATCCAGAGAGCCACCACTCACCGTTTCGTTCTTCTTAAACTGATAACCGTAATTCCTACCAGCCAACGCAAGAGAGAGTTGTCCTAGTTCGACATCCACGCTTGGGGGGCTGACAGTATTAACCAGTCCTAACCAATTGTCTGCTAGTAGTGCGGGCTTTGCTCCTGTATTACCAGAGGTATCCTGTCTCATGGTTATAGCGGGTGCTGGAACGGGTGCGCCAAATGCTAGAATAGTGGCATGAATAACATCATCTTCTGCATCTCCAACTGCTCTATCTACTGTGATTGTCGTACCAGTATTAGCGGTAATCATAGCAGTTCCATTAAAAGAAGCACTGGTTGCGTTTTCTATCTCAATTAAACATCCAACATACAGCCCCTCAACTAGAGTTAAATCAAAATTGTCTATGACTGTAAATGGAGTAGCCTGACAAGTTGCATCGAACAGATAAATATCCATCTCAGGAATCATTGTTGCCGATGCTCCTGCACCGACCCATACTTGTTGATTGAGTGTTGTACTTGTAACCATTTATCTCTCTCCCTATACGCTGATAGCCATCCTCTTCATCTCAACCGTTAACTTGTAGCCCAATAACCTTTTGCCCCTATCATTGGCTTCGCTTCGACTCTGTAGTTTGATGAGTTGTGCGCTATCTTCGACTGAATTACTACTGTTACCACTGACATACACCTTGGGTTGAAGACTATTGTTCTCAAAGATGTATCTCGTTATTCTGTAAAGTGCTTGTAGCCTATCCCTTGAGAAGGTCAACTCTGAGAAGTCTCTCCTGTGTAGTGTTCTTATGTGAACAGTGAAGCCAAACACTTCGTTTCTCACTGCATAGTCAATCGTTGGATACTCAGTAGCACCACTGTCCTCGTACACTATTATTGCAGACTTTGAATCCATGTCAACCCTTCTTCCTTCGTTGGGAGCGATGGAACGAACATCGATGAAGTTCGGAGTTTCATTGTGATTGGATGTGATATCTCCACTTGAAATTAAAGCAGATGCGGCGGCTGACCAATTGTCACTCAACAGTCGTATAATGAAAGTAACCTCATCCACCCTTCAATACCTCCTTAGTCGCCTTCTGTATCTCTTTTAACATACGAGCGTGATATGCTTTCTGTGCCTCTTCAATCACTGACTCATCAGATAGGGCGAAAGCGGCATAGGCACTGTCTTTGAGCAATTCATTTCTTTGCTTTTCTCGGTCTAGTATCTCTTTTAGTATCCTAGTTGGGTTTCCCTCTAACATGATATCACCCAATGAAGTACACCATGTTCGACTTGCCCTCTAGGGTCTTGTTGGCCTCTTCTATCAGAATGTCATGCTTGGTCTTCAAGTCAATGTTAGAGTTAGTCTCTGCAATCAGAATGGAGTTGTCATCATGTCGTATCACCTCTGCGGCTACTAACTTAGTAGCGGCATCGTGTATCGTAGCAGGTACTCTACCCTCTCCGGCGAGATAGGTCACACGTATGCCGTTGTTTTCTATGAACGGATATTCCGAATGGAAGAATATCTTTCCTTCGTCACCGATGCTCCAATAGTCGCCTAGTCTGCGCTGGTCTTGGTTGTCAGTGAAACCCGTCACTGTTCCATAGGTAGATGCTAGTGTGCAATTCGTTCCATCCTCTCCCATCAATAGTGAGGATATGATTACCTTTGAACTGTCTTCGCTATCTGTTGTAGCATAAAAGAAGTCAGAGATATTAACTGCATTAGTGGTGTCCTTCAATGTCTTCGCCGCTGTCTCACCAGTGAACTTAGCGGTCTTCATCGGGTATACCTCGTTGATTACGTCTACTATCTGACTGGCTGTAGTCTTAGCACCAAAGTTGTCATAGAAGTCCCTGACTGAGTTGTTCGCTAAATTTCGTATTGTGAATGTGTATGTGGTTGGTATGCCAACAGTGAGCGTGATTGTCCAATCATTGGTCGTCGCTGATTCAGGAACGTCAAGGGATGCGGTTGCAGAGGCCAAGTCCTTGTAACTATTACCTTGCCAAACTTCTAGCCTGACAATCTTCTGCACTTTTGGATATGACAATTGCACGAACCCAACGTAATCCCTGTAACTTCTTAGAGGATATGCGCTCTTCGTGAATCCCTCAAAGGAATGAAACTCATCCTTGTAGATGGTCGGCCTATAGGATGTCTTCGTCTTGTCATCCACCTTCTCCTCGACTCTCTTGATTATCTTGCCTACCTCTGCTATGGTAGGTGTAGTAGATGATGTGAATGAGTTTATCTGCAACAAATTGGATACATCGGTGTGTGTCGTGTAGAACCCTCTACCATTTGTATAGTCCGGGTTTATCGATGTGAAATCACTTGGGGAGGATACCTTGCCCATTAGCCCACCAGTCCCTTCAATCTATTGTAGCCCAACTTCAACTCCATTAGGCTTTTGAAATCCTTCTCGGTATCTTGCATCTTTTGCCTGTCTAATTCTACGGCGGTTCTTGGCCCCTCACCACCCAAGGGTCTTCTTCCGAGGTCTTTCATCGGCTTGCCCTTCTCGTCAACTCTTTTTTGATATATCTCATAGTCCCTAGCACTGACTAGTTTTGTTGGTCTGAAATTTACCCTTAGTCTAACCATGCCTTTTCTCTCCTTTCCTGATTCCATAACTGGTACTGGATTGCCGCCTTTGTCCTTTGTTTCCTCAATGACATCTTTACCCATGGCTTGATTGTATAGGGCATTTGCCAAATCATCAATCTTCTCTACATCTACTATTGTAGGCTTGCCATTGTCCTCCCAAATATCATACAGTTGTTCAGAAGTTAAATCGTCTAGTATCTGATTCTTCTTGGAGTCTTTTAGTCCTCTTACCTTTTCCAATTGCGGAGAGTCATCCACTTCGCTGAATGGTTTGTCTTGTGTGAATTTGTTAAATGCATACTCCATCAGTTTTACAATTGGCTTAATCTTCGTACTTCCCTCTACAGCCTTGCCCTCTAGTTTTCTCACGTACTTCATCCAAGTCTCCTTAGTCAGTGGATTGTTCAGCCCGAAACCAACGTTCTTTAAATCACCAGCAGATAGGTTATCCACTAATATGTCCAGTTTACCCACGTTCAACATCCTATCCTCTGGTTCAACTAGAGACAATAGAACGCTCTTCAATGGTGATTGCTTCTGTGATAGAATTACTTTCTCGATGTATTTCTCTAAGTTTTTTAGTGAAAGTAGGTTTTGATAAACATCCCATGTTTCTTCTACGTCATCGATGAGTCTGGTCTTACCAAACCCTTCCATCCTGTATCTACCATCATTAGTCCTGTCTATGCTGAATATCTCAACAGTCTCGTCTACTTCACCACTCTTTGGACTGGCAATGGTCAGTTTGGAATCTTCCTTCTCTAACTTTCCATAGCCCTCTGCTACTGATATCTGCTCAATGTACTTCTCAGTGTCGAATGTGATTTGGTTATCCTTTACCTCTATGTGGTCTTTTATCTCCTCATACAGTATCGGCCTAGAATCAAGGAAGGCTCCTATGAATCCACCTGTAGTGTCATCATCCATAGCACCAAATGGCAACCCTTCCTTGAATCCTTCTGCGGTCTTCTTCCCCTTCATCGTTCTTTGGAGTTTGTTGTTGTTGTCCAAATCAGAGAGGATGAAACCCATCTCCTTCATCTTTGCAAGTATCGAAGTGGATAGGATATCATCTGGAAGCAGGTTCTCACGCTTCAAGTCCTTGACTATCTCATCAACCAATTGCTTCTCCATAGTGTCTAGGAACTTTCTCTGATAGTCCTTGAAGTCCTGCTCATCAAACTCATATCCTTCGTTGTCTGGTTCTCTATCGAACTCCTCTTGGGTGTATGTCAGAAGCCCACCCATTCGACCTTGTATCATATCTAGTTTGGAGTTCGACTTCCTGTTGCTTATCCAAGAGAAGGGATATGCTAACATCTGTCGAAAGAACTTCTCTTCAATGAGAGTCTGGTAATCTGCGTTCTTGTTGGCATCTAGAATTAACGTCTGCCCATCTGCGCTTACGTCTTCATCCAGATAGATTCTGCCCATTCACCCCACCTATGCAAGCCACTTAGCCCATGCAATGCCCTTACTCATGGCATTAGCAAGACCAAGACCACTTGAAGGTGGTGTATAGGACATTTGACCCGAAACGGGGTCAATCCAGTATGGATTATTCATATTGTCATATCCAGCAGGTGGCACTGGATAACCCGACTGGTTGTTGAATGCCATCTGCTGTTGCATCATTGCATTGTTCATTCCAACTGCGGCACTGTTACCCTGTATCATCGATGGGTCTACTCCACCGGGATTGCTCATCCCCGCTCCTCCCATCGATAGTTGTTGTTGCTCCCCTGCTGGCGTAGCGAAACCTTGAGATTCCAAATACTGTGCTTTTGCCATTCTCCTTTGCATTACTACTTCTGAGTTGATTGCAGAAGCAAGGAGTGTCTGTAGGTCTAGATTGATGTTAGCCTCTGTAATTGTGCCAAACGCGGAAGTGGCATCGGAGTGCATGTTCATTACACCAGCACTGTCAGTCGTGAACTTCAACTCAGGGAGCATCTGTCCCAACACCTTCTGTACAGTATCTTCAATGAGTTGAGCCAATGCCGCTAGGAATGCCTCTCCATGATACTGAAAGAAGTCCTCTACATGGTTCTCTTGTAGAGTCAACAGATTGTTCATTGTCTTGAACTGAGACTGTTGATTGTTCTGCATTGTGTTCATCAAAGTGCTATTGCTAGTACCGAATAATCCCATCACTGCTCACTCTCCACTACAGGAACCTTAGTACCCTCAGTCAATAATGTTTTCACTCTTGAGTTAACTGCGTCTGATTCCACAGTCAGCCGAAACAGTTCTTCCTCTTTACTCTCTTCGTTAGACGCTGGTGGTTTGATAGTCCATCCCAATGAACTCAAAGAAGCGATATCAGTTGCTTTCAAACTAGTCAACGGCCCACTCGCTAATGGATTCAGTGTTGTAGGCATCGAAGGAGCCTTTGGTATGTATGCGCTGAAAGAGAGACCGTGTTCCTCTGCTAGTATCTGTTGCTCTAGCATCTCATATTGCCTGTGTATGGCGGCGTGTTTCTCGCAATAGGTTCCTCTCATCGGATATCCCTTGCGTACCTTGTGCAATGGCAGTGGTGGTCTCAGGTTGTCACCTGCTTCCCAAACCTTGTGGGTTCCACAAACAACGCATCTGTCCTTTATGTTGTACTTGAACCTGTACGGCACTTTCAGGAAGGTTTTGGTTTCTGGTTTGAGGACTTTCATTATCTCCTTCAATTGTTTCTTTGGCTTGTGACTTTTGTACTCATATTGCATCACTGGCCCTGCCGCTCTTGCGGCATCTTCCTTGTCCATGAACGCTTTATTCGTTACATTCGTTGAGTTAGCCCCGATGAGGCTAGGTGGTGTAAACTGCATACTCATGCCCTTTCACCTCTAGTAGTCCTTTATCATTGTTAGGACACCCCTGTAGACCATCTCCGAGTCGGATTTAGCACTTACAATATACTTGTGACAGGGTATTCCCTTGTCGTTTAACTTTTGCATTCCCTCTCTGAATGCGGCGAATATGGGATGTCCCTCTATCGGCCCATCGTAGTCATACCTGTCTTTCCATAGGTCGTATTTATTGGCCCATATGGATACTGCAATCGGATAGTCTGCCTCTCTTTTCTTTTTCTTTTTCCCATTGTAATGCCAGTATGGTTCGCATATCGTATCAACTAAGAATGTCCAACACAACTGCTGTTCGATGTCATAGTGCTTGTTCATGTGCCTATCATCAATCATAAATATGACATACTTGACTCTTCTTTCTTTCATGTCCTTAATCCACTCTTGCCAGTAGACTGTCTGTCCTCCTAAGTCAGCGGTCTTTACTGTGTGTGCATCTCCGTCTAGTTTGACGTATTTTCTAGATGCACGTTGCAATCCCTCTGTCCTATGTCGAATATCAGGAACCTCACCTCTTGTTCTCAACTGGTGATTCAACGTTGTCTTTCCTGCTTGGCTTGCTCCGTATATTCCGAAGTTGATTGCGTGTATTCTCTGGTATATCTTGTTAAGTCCCTCGACTATCAATATGGCAAATCCTGCCATCACTGACAAGGTATCACCACAGGTGATTCCAGAAATCCATAAAGCCATTCCATGCGATGGATAGAGTGTTCACACCTGCTATGGCAAATGCCTGTCCTATGACGAAACTAGTGAGAGATGCCACTGCTCCCCAAAACCAAAACCTAGCCCGTAAGAACCAGATATCAGCAGAGTGCGCTCTTTGTAAGTCATATGCGAGAGTTGACTCATCCATTCCAAATAGGATTTCGCTGACCACTCACATCACTCCCTCACTGTTCTGTTTCCAAGGTTAAGAATGAACCCGGTGTGTTTGGGTTCAGATTTGGAAGGTTGCTGTCACCGTAGACGTTTGGTGGTGAAACCACTGTCTGGTTCCAGTTCTGTTGGAACTGCCTGAAAGAGTCCCTGACTCTCTTTCTGTTCTCCTCTTCTCTAGCCTTCCTAGCCCAATAAGCATCTATTCTCCTCTGTAGCAAGAATTCCTCAATCCAATCATTGAGAATCATATCGAATAGGGCTTTCAAAATCATAATCCCACCTATGGTGGATATCCCAAAGAGGACAGCATGTTCCTCTGCTCCGTATGGGAAACTCATTCCGTACTGGGAATAGAAATAGATGTTTATCCCGCTGACTGCTCCTACGAACAGTATTGTCATCACTAGTCTTGTGTCTGTATCTATACTTGGCATATTTATCACGCAAATTCAATCGAGTAAGCACCAGTACCCGTTACGTCAACGTAAATACCGTTTTGGCATACTACCCCATGCATGTCATATTCCAGTGATTGCGCTCTAGTTGCTCCTGTAGAGTGTATTTGCAATCGTGCCACCTCTATTTCACCGCCACTACCTAGTCCTGTGCCATCGGCACTGTCGTAGACTTGTACGGTGAATGTCCCATCTGCAACTGTAGATGCGTGTATGGAAATCAGTTTGCATCTACCTGTTCTTATGATAGCATCAGCAGTTCTTACGCCGCTGGTAAAACAAGTCCCACTGCTTGCCATTATGCTCCCTCGGTTAGCGTCTTAATCAGGTCTGCTTTTCTACCTTCTGTAGAAAGTCCTCTTTCTTCCAAGAGTTCCTTTAGGACTTTCACTGTGAGTTTGTTCAAGTCAGGAGGAAGTGGACTTCCCTCCTTCTTCTCTTCTTTTGGTTCTTCCTTTACCTCTGCTATCTCAGGCTCAGGAACTTTCTTTCTTCCCATTAGTTTCTCTGTTCTGGACTTTGGATATAGGTTATCCATCACACCCTTTCCATCTGGACCGCGAAGTTTCAGCATTTTGGATAGGTGCTTTACCTTGTGAGGATTCCTCTCCATTAGTCTTTGAATCTCTCTCTTGTCGTCTGCTGTGAATTCGACATGTACGTTTCTATCACCATAAAGCACGATACCCTTTCGTGTAGGAACCCTTGTACCGTTCCTATCGAAGGTGTATCCCTGCCACTGTATTTTACTACCGTTTTTGCTTCTTACTACTGCCATATTCACACCATAAATTAGGGGGTAGCAACCCCCTTCCTGTTACTCTAGGAAGAGGGCCGCTACTTTATGTTTTACTCAAATTAGCCCGTAGACTCTAAGTCTAAACTGCATACCACTGTGGGTATTACCATCAGTTTGTTCTGCTGGTGTGGCTTGTAGAGCGTCTACTATCAACATAGTAAACGAGTTGCCGGATGTGTATGCACCCGCTTCTGAGACTACGAAGGTCGGATAGAACTTCACATTCGCAGTTCCGGTCAGCGTCACTGCATTAACTGTCGATAGTCCGAAGTTAGATGCACTGAACACTACACCAGATGCGTCATATGTTGAAACATCCACTACTGCATCCACGTAATACTCATCACCGTGTACGTGGGGAGCAGTGTGTCCCTTGTGGTCAGGTAGGATGGTTACCGTAAAAACTTCCTCAGTCATACGAAATCACCCGCCTACGCACTCGTTATGTTGGTAATCTTTCCTTGGCCCTTGAAGAAGGAGCAACCAGTCTCGCCCATGGTGCGGTACATTCCTTGGTTCCCAAGTTTTCCAACACCGAATGGGTCACCGTTAGTGATACCATTCTCAAAGTACTGAGTAGGCTTCATCACCGATAGCCACAGATGGTCAGTGTCTAGGATGAGTATGTCACTCAACTTGTTCGCAGTCGCATTACCAGTCTGTGTCATGTCCTTGGCTGGAATGATTGGTATGTCGTAGTATGTTGCAACTCTGAAACCAACCTCTGCACCCTTGACTCCACGAACTCCATTGTGGGTGGGTACGATTTCCTTCCTGTCCATGAACCTCTCTTGGCTCTGTAGTAGGTCAGATATGTGCTGGATAGTATCGTATCCAGTTAGCATGACCTTGGGGTTACCTCCGTTCTGCCTGATTCTCCTAATCATGTCGTTCAAGATAGTCAGTGTTAGAACCCTTGCGTTACCAGCGGCGTATCCTGCACCGAAGTCAACCTCTGCTGAGAGGAAGTCCTCAGTACCAGTGTAGTCACCACTGCTGTTAGCGACAGTTCTGGTTGCACCAAAAATCTTGGTCTGTGTGACTGGCAGTGCGGCGGCATTGCCACTCTGCTCACCCATGTCTGCGTCACCCATTGCGGCTAGTTCACCAGCAGACGAGACTATCTTCAATAGAGAAGTGTAGTTCTCCTCAATCTCGTCGTACTCTGCCTTGTCGTAGAACTCTAGTGGCATCAGAAGCATCTTGTTCTGAACCTCTGCGTGGTGCTTACCCATGTCCTCTCTTACGATTGCTCGTATGTCACCAACACCGTCATCGATTGCGGCCAACTCCATTCCGAGTTCAGAGAACTCAAAGAGGTGTGCCACAGTCTTTGGACTGACGTAGAGTTTGGTGTACTCAGGAGACAATGCCCTGAATGAAGCATCTCCTCCAAGCACTGCGTTCTCTCCGACACCACCAATCTTGTCTGCGGATATTCCAGATAGGTCAGCCGTGCTTGCACCGGGGTCTTGTGTACCAACGGCGAATGCGTTTCCACTACCACCAGCAGGTCGGCTCTTGAGAACTCTCCAACCACTGGAAGTGTATGGCCTCTTGGAAATCATCGACAGTGCGTTGACTTCCTGATTTAGCATCGACCAGACTTTCTGTCCGTATAGCAAGTTGTATAGGTCACCAAGTCCACTTGCTCCGGAGAAGTTGTTTGCCGAATTGTCGTGCGGCGTTCCAAATCCTCCAACTACTCCACTGCTCTTTAGCAGGGCATTCCCTGTTCCTCCGACCATGCCATAGGTGCTGGCTTCTAGGTCTGCTATTGTTCTAATATGTCCATTACTCATACTTCATCACCTCACTGATACCTCTCCACAATATTGTGAATGTCACTCCATGAAATCTCGGCGGCTTCCTGTAGGTTGGTTGGGATACCTTCTGGTAACTCAAACGCAACTTCCCTTGCCTTCCTTATCTCATCGCTTTCTGCCGAAAGAGACTTGCGTAGTTCAGCGAACTCTTCCTTAAGAGCGGCCACATCGTTGCGAGCATCGTACTCTGCTCTCTCTGCGGCTGACTTCTTGACGGATAGTTCTGCCTCTAGACGGTCACTGAATTCCTTGTTGAGGGATTCGTAAGCCATTGCTTCCAGTCTCTCGGCCTTGAACGCTTCGTATGCCTTCTCGACATTCTCAACGCTTAGGTCAAGAGTGGAGAAATCGCTGTTCTCCAATCCCTTTGATACCTTTAGAGGTGCTGGGGTTGCGACGGGGTTCCCGCCACTGACGACTTCTTCTCCGGCCTCGTAGTCTCTTGTTGAATCCTCATCAAGAGCCTTCTCCTCCATATCGTCTTCTTCGTCGGCCATCTTCATCTCGCCGCCCATTTTCTCCTCTTCAGACATCATCTTCTCGTCTTCATCAGTGTCCATCATCTCTGACATGTCACCTTTCTCCATTTCTTCTTCTTCTTCCTTGCGGAGGGAATTGACTTGCTTCATCAAGTCATTTAACTCCTCAAGTGCTTTTTCCAGTTTTTCACTCATTTCTTTTTCCTCCATTTTTAAAATGTCGAATTTTGCTTCCGGGTTTATTCCTTTTTCACAGACAGTAACTTCATGCAACTCAAGTTTTTCTATCTCGTTGTATTCCCCAAACTCCTCAGATTTTCTCTGTCTCTTTGATATCGCTTGTCCACCTATGCTGAAAGACCGTAATGTTCCTTTCCTAATACCTCTTGAGATTTCCTTAGCCTTCTCGATGTCATCGCGCATCTTGATTACTACATAGAATCCAACGTCATCTACACCAGTTTTGTGTAAGACACCGTTTGAATCTCGGTATTTTTCTACAACCTCCCCAACTTGAACATTTGAATGATTTGACATTACATTTCTGTATTTTTCTTCTTCCATGTATTTCTTGACTGCTTCTTCCAACGCATCTAGTGTAATTAGGTCATTTTGCTTGTCTACAATTTCTATAGATGCATACCCTCCAATTACTAGATTATCTGACTTTAATATGTTAAATTCAGCACTAGTTTCTGCCTTCAATAATACTCCTGTCTTTCCCGACACTCCAATCACCTGTTTCTTTTACTATTTAACCTACTCGCTATTTTCTTCCGGAAATGGCAAATCAGCATACTTATCTTCTGATATTATCCATACTCCTTCGTCATCTGTTTTATCCAACATCTCCTGCTTCTTTCCAGTCCAAGCCAACCATGTCTTTTGCTCATCCAATGGAACAACTCTCACATGCATTCTAGTCTGGAACTTGTCACCATCTAATCTGTACTCATGGTATCCATCCTTCTGAACTCCTAGTTCCAAATCACCTGCATCGAGAAGTTTCTCCTCGTTGACAGTAGTTGCTACAATTGCCGGAAACTTACCTGACTTTCCAAACAGATTGAATATGTCCTCTGTGTCTTCTATGTCTATTGTCCAAGCCATCTTCTCGCCACCTGCTCTGATTACGAAGTCTATATTCCCGTCTTCTCGTTGGAACAACTTGAATCTGCCTTTGTTAGGCGTATCCTTTTTTTTTAACTCCTCAACATCTTTCTCAAGAACGTCATCCCTCGCTTGGAACTTGTTGGGATGAACGTACTGTATGTCCTCCTGCTTCTTCATCCATGACATGAGTTTCTCAGGCTTCATCTCAAACAGTTCCTCATAGACTTCCTTGTAGTGTTCTTCCACGAACTCTAGTATCTTGTCGAATGGCTTTGGGTCATCACCGTGTTCAATGATGTCGTTCCTGATTCCAAGTCTCAGTTCGGACCTCTTCGTTTTGAGTATCTCTGTTACCTGTTCTTTCCAGATGTCGATGTTGTACAGGGCATTCTTCTGCATCAGGTCATCACCACTGAAACCGTAGATAGTAAACCCATCTAGGTCAGACTTGAGAATTATCTCAGCAGTTCCATGTATGTCATCCGTTATGTAATAGCCTTTCTTGACCTTCTCATCAACCCCGCTCATTACCTTGAATCTATCACCTACCGCTTTACCAGCGATGTACTCTATAGCAGAATCAAGTGATTTCTTGGTCTTGGTTGAGAGTTGCTCTAGGGTATCCACCTTGTCAGATTCAGTTACCTCTGGTATCTCTATCACCTTGGCTGAGTAGAGACTAAAACCATCTTTGCCCTTCTTCACTTCATCCACCTTGACTCTGACTATATCACCGACATCAACCTTCTCCTTAGTGTTCAACGCCTTCCCAACTGAAAGATATGCCTTATCTCCTAGTTCGGTGGTCTTGTAGGTTCTCGCTGTCTCGGCATTAACTGGCCCTATTCCCATAGTGTAAGAGTACAGGCCACTTGCGGTCTTCTTGGATTCTAATACCACGACATCCAAATCAACGAACTTCTTCCACTTTATCCACTTTGGATTCTTCTGCTTTCCAATGATGTATGTGGATTCTATGTCCTTGATTACAACTCCCTCTGATGATGGTAATTCCATTATCACCTTAGAGTAGTCCTCGACCTCCTTGATTGAATCTGCTATCCTAGTGTCCTTTTTGGATGGGAATGCTAGGTTCTCTGTTGAATGGGAACTGTACTGGTAGAAGAGAATGTTGACCCTCTCCCTTAATGGCTCATCTGCAATCATCTTTCCTTCGTGCTTCATAATGTCGAAAACGTGAGCAGATAGTCTTCCTTTGGTTTCCTTCTTGAACACATGCGCTACGGTGTCAGCACGATGCAATGGCTCGTCATCTAGGAAGAGCGTGAGTTCAGCATCGAGTATGCAATCCCCGAAGTTCTTCTTTTCCATCTCCTTGACTTGCAATGGGCATTTGTCCGTGATGTCCTTCTTGTTGAATGAGTATATCTTGATGCTGTCCCCATCCTTGTGAATCTGTATTCGCATTCCATCGTACTTCTCTTGAACTAACCACTCACCACTAAACCCCTTGAGTTGCTTCAAGTCATCAGTCTCAAAGATTCGATACATCGGCTTGTTGGGTATGATGAAGTCAACTTCCTGCTTCTCCTCCTCGCTCTTCTCCGCCTTTACCACATCCAAATCAACAAGAGCATCCCACTTGTCTTCCGGATAGGTCTCGTTGTACATCTCCTTCAATCTAGAGAATGCCGACTTGAACTTGCTCTTGACCCTACGAGTGTCCTTCCCCTCTGCACCATAATGCTCTATGATGTAAAGCGGGATGTCCTCTACCTTCAAGTCGAGACCCATCGTTCCTTGTGTTATCTGGTCAGGCTTGAGTTTCTGTGACTCGTATATCTTGTCAGGCATCTTGTTAGGATGAGAGCGCATCGCATAGTGGATGAATGATATGAAGACATCTGGTTTCTCCATGAATGTGTCAATGACATCATCACCTAACAACTTGGAGAAGGGGTCGCTTATCTTCTCCGACTTGAATCTCATCTCCTTTATTTCCTTGAACAGACGCTCGGCTGTTCCGGACTTCGGGTCATAGACATCATCATCAAACAGAATCTTCTCTGTAACGTACTCTTTCAACTCCCTAGCGAAGTTGCTCATCTGGTCGAAGTCCTCACGAATCTTCTTGACGATGCTCTTCCACTTCTTCCCATACTCTGATGGGTCTTCCTTCGCTGATAGGTATGCGAATCTAGTACGCTCAAAAAAATCAAGGACTCTCTTCGTGAGTCCGTCTTCTTCCTTCTCAAATGCTAGACCAGAACGAGGCATTCATCCTCACACCTGTCTCGCTTCACCAGTGTTGAACCAAGACGACTTTTTCATAGTGCCATCGTTTGTTTTGTTTTCCTTCCCTTCGATGTTGCTTGTCTTCGGGATTGGCTCTTCTGATGGATTCTTCTTTGGCTTCTTGACCTTGACTTCCTCTCCCATCAGGTCATCCTTGTTCTCAAGGATTCCTAGATGTCCTGCTTCCTGTATAATCTCTTTCGCCTTCGCAATGGCTTCCTGTATGATTTCCTCTTCTCCCATTCTATCCCTCTATTGTCTCTATGATTTGGTTGATTTCTGACCAGTCCATCTTCGCTATTGTGTCTCCTGACATTCCTGATTGCTCGTTGTTCATCGATGGCCGTGGGCTATCGACTACCACAAGCCCGCTCTTCATCAGTAGATTATCTTTCTGATAAACGACCTCTTCCAAGGATTTCACCTTGCCAACCAGTTCTTTCAGGAGCAGTAGCATCTCGTTCTTCTCATCACTCATGCGTCTTCCTCCTTCCTGAACTCATTTAGTTTTTCCTTAAGATTTCTTTTTAGTATTCCTTTCATGTTCATTTACATCATCTCTCCGTATTCATTCATATCAAATTCTCTACCAAGACCGGGATTATACATTGTTGTTGGTCTTTCTTTAGGAGGTGGAGCATCTACTGCTTCTTTCATTTGTTTAACCGCGCTATCTAAACCATCAAATTCTACAAGATAACCTATTTCTTGAATCGGGTCAATACCGGGAAGTTTTTCTGCATATTTTTTTATCAAATTCTCTAAATCATATTTTTTCATTATTTGTTCTAGCAAATACTTCTTTGAGTCTGTTTTGATTATATCTTGCCAACTCATTTCAATCAATCCATCGGAGGAATCCCTTGTTCCTCATCTTCCTTTCTTCTTTCTTCCATTTCCCTTTCTATGTCTTCGGGTGTGATTTTAGTTCCGTATCTGCCTTCGGCAGTAGCAGGTTCTTTTCCTCTGTAATCACCTTCAGTTTCTTTAGGAATTGGAATCTTCTTCAATATATCTTGCCAACTCATTCTGATTCCTCTATTTCTGTACACTGGCGACATTGCATATCTTCTCTCTCTTTTTTAGTTCTCAATTCATTATCACATTTTTCATATCTTCCATTGCCAAGAGGAAACATAGTCTCGCAATATTTTACGAAATTGGGAACGGACTTTGCATCTTGCGGAGTGTGCGTTCCATACATGTCCATGTAGAAGTCTTGCTCTTCCCTTCCTTTCAGGATATCTTGCCAACTCATTCTAACTTCCCCTTCTTCTTTGGATAAATCTCTGCTCTCAACTGGTTGTAAAGTGTCTCGTAGTCCTTCCGTAACTCAGACGCAGTGGCAACTAGGTCTAAGTTGTTCTCATCGAACTTCTCAAACTTCTTCTGCATGTTCTTGTCGTTCTTCACCAAGTCAAGACCCTTCATCGCAGTCAACAAATCGGACAACTGTGTTATCTCCTGACCCATGAACTCAGACGGTTGAGCAGACTGTAGGAGTTTCTTTATCTTCTTCTTCTCCTTTGGGTCGAGTTTCTCCACTAGACCGTCTGCTTTCAGGATGGTTTGCCAACTCACTCGTCTTCCTCCTCTTCATCGTACAAATCATGGGCCTCTATTATGTTTCTGAATTCCCTGTTGAACTGAAATGGCCTTGGTTCCTCTATCTCCTTTAGTTCATTTACTATACCTTCATTGATGTACTCAATGGCTAATGTTCCGTCTTCCCTTCTCGTTATCTCAAACACATGCATCAGGAACTCTATTGCTGTGAGGTACTTCTCGATGTTTTCTTCTGTGGCTTCATCTTCTTCTTCTGCATCCAAATAATCGTCATGCATTTCCATTACGTCTTCTATCAGTATGTAGAGTGCGCTCTCCAAGTCATCGAATGACGATTCTTCAAACAGAGCGGGGAATGCTTCCAGCAAGTTATCCTCTCTGATTAGATTGAATAGTTCGTCTAGGTTGTTCTCATCGAATCTGACGTATCTCTCTAGTCGGCTTCTTGATTCCCTCTTGTCGTAAGATGACATCTGTTCCATACCCAAGAAGTTAAGCAAGTCCTCCCACACTTCCTTGGATGTCTTGCCATTGTACATCTTGTATCCTAGTTCTTCTCCCTGCATCCATTCCTTTGTCTCTTCATCAAACCTAGCGAGATTGAGTGGCTTCTCTAGATAGACCTCACGAACAGCATTCGATATTCTTTCACCTAGATACAGGAACTCGTTTATCTTGTCCTTGAACCTTGCAAATTGCGTAGACCATTCCTTTGTGAACTTCTTCTTGTTCGGGAACTTCTCTTCCATCTCTGCTGGGCTGTTGAACTTTGACACCATTCGTAGGATTTCCTCTAGACTGTCGGCATTCAATTCCCTACTAGCGAAGGACTGTCTTTGCTCTGTTCTCCTTTCCATCTCTTGGATATAGCCCTCTTGAAGACCCTTCAGTGTTTCTTCTAACAACGCTCTTACTTTTTCAAATTCCCAATCATCGGATAGAGGAGTTGCTTGAATCCTTTCTAGGGATTTCCTTGAGTCAACCATGAAACCCGGATTGTTTCTCAAGTCTCCTCCCTTTCTTGCTCTTCTGTCTTCTAGTGGAGCAGGTTGTGTTAGTAGGTTAGGGCCGAATTTTTCCTCATCCCATTCGCTAGATGCAGTCCTCAATTGCTTTGGGGTAAGATTCCCCTTGATGTCATAGATGTCAGAATGGACTTCCTCACCCTGCTTTCTGAGGATATCCATGAATGACATCCAATCACCACGGAATGTTTTCTTTCTTCAACTTCTTCTTCTTAGGTAGGAGAATAGCATCAGGGATATCAGTGGAATTGGGTAGTGGCTTTGACTTAGTATTTGGGTCAATGCCTCCTAATGAGAAATCACGGTTCTTCGTGATTCTGTTCTCATGCTCCCTTCTTTCCTCGTTCCTTGCCGCTTTCAGTTCTCTTTCCAATTGCCTTACGCCTTTCTTTTCACTCATCTTTGTCACCTTTCTTGTCTTTCACTGCATCCTTCATTGGCTCTTCCTTATCGCCATCTCCATCGATGTCAATAAAGTCGGGCTTCTCTTCCTTATCTTTTTTCAATATTTCTTGCCATTCCATATTCCTTCCTCCACAAATAATCTAATTCTCTCATCTGTCTCCGCATTCAATTTGTCAATTTCTTCTTTCCATTTCCTTGCTATCTCAAGCAGTCTGCTCAACCAACCCGCCTCTCACTACGCCTATCGACATTTTCATTCCCTGCTTCTCTTGGCAAACCGCTGAATCTCTTATCGGGACCAACGCTCATGCTCGGTTTGTTTCTTCCTTTCACAGTAGCGGGTTGACCTGCTTCTTCGGCAGTTGGCCTAGTTCCGGCTTCCATCATCTGACCTAGTTGTGACTGGTCGATGTTGGTTCCAGCATACGGGTCTAATTCGATTTCATCGTCTTGCTGTTGGTCTTCTGGTTGTGGTGGCTTGACGTAAGTGAATCTTCCTTCGTCATCCATGTTGACTTCAAATCCGAGGTTCTTGATAGCCGCCGCGACGTTGACCTCAATCTCCCTCTTCCTCAGTTTGGCAATCTCATCCTCCTCTTCTGATGGTGGCAGTTTCAACTCCCAATCGGTGATACCGAATTCTGCTGTCATAAACGGGAACACGTAATCATTCCAAATCGTCTGTGCCATCTCGACTGCTCTGTTGGTTACGAGTATTTGCATACCCTCGTTATTCAATCCCCCACTAGCAGAATTGTCTGCCATGAATACCTTGCTGACTCCGTAGAATCCTGATATTCTATCCCTCAAGTCATCCTTGACAGACATGTAATCCATCTCTTTCAGGCTATCCATGAACTTCACCCACTCGACGGAACCCTTGCCGCCTTCCGCTTCGATTCCCATTACAGGAATGAAGTGCGGGTCTTTCTCCATCTTCTCCTTGACGCTTCGCCAAAACGACCTCATCGAATCTATGTTTCTAGTCTGAACTGCTAGTAGACCCTTTGGCATTCTAGCCTTAGTGTATGATGAGTTGACGTAGTTCTCCATCGCTATCAGAGTCGTAACGTGATTCCATAGTGTTATGATTGGTGACAGTCCATACATCCTACCGGGTGAGTATTTGCTGAAATGCAAAACCTCTCCCTTTGTGAAATACTGCTCTTCTCCCTTCACTCTGTTTACATAGTGAACAGGGTGCAGTTCTGAGTTGCATTCCTCGCAAAGACCAGTTGGACTTGTCTCTATTCTGTCTCTATGCTTGACACAGATGTAGCCTCCCTTTCCTCTTTCACCCGTATCGTTAGAGTAGATGTGCATCGTAACAGGGTCACCACGATAGACCTCCTTTATTCGATGCATACGAATCTCGTTATTGTTATCCATGAAGTACTCCTTCACTAGGACAAGATAGGCATCATCCATGATATTCAGGTCATCCTCTAGTTCCTTCAATACGTCTATGAACATCTGCTCCGATTTGTTGACATAACCATCTAGGAATCTCTGAGCGTACTTCAACTGGTCAGGGTTCGGCTTCTCTAGGTTCATCGAGCCACACTCTGCACATTGTTCAACAGGCGACTGATGTTCCTTTCCACAATCAGTGCATTTCTTGACGAACTTCTCCTCCCATAGGTATCCTCTTCTGAATATCTCCTGCTTTAGTTGGGTAGTACAAGTCCTGACTATTACCGATTGCTGTGCTATGTGGTATATCACAGGAGATGTGAGTAAATACGATGTGTCCTTCTCCTGAATGCCCGGATTGTATATTGTCCTGTCTGCTGGTTTTGGAGTTGTCCTACGAAATAGGTTTCCTATTCTGAATCTTCTCTTTTCATCTGCCATACTATGCCTCCGTCTTTATGACTCCCTCGATGACATCCATCTCCGTCATCTTGGAGTTCTCATGGAACTTGGATACTGTGTCTATGTCTATGCCGTATTTGATGAAGTCATAGTTGGCATTGTCCTTGTGGTTCTCGTATTTCATCAGTTGGAACAACTCCTGTCTTCGGGGTTTGTACCACTCGGCCTTCTTGTGAGACTTTTTCATTCTAAGCAATTCTAATAGTATGTCTGCGTTTGCTCCTTTCATTTTCAAGAAGGGTCTGCATTTCGTAAGAATTTCATTTACATCTGCCGCAGAGTAAAAATTCAATCTATTGACAGGCTTGGTGTCTTGTGGTGATTTTTGGTCTAGATGCAATCTGCCACACCCAAGGGACTTGTGCATCTCCATCATAAACGCCTTTCCCCTGTCTCCCGTTGCGACTAGGCCGACTCTTGGATTAAAGTTTTTATCCATTGTAATGTATCCATCAGAGTCTATGAAAGCGGCAGTGTATGCGTAGATGTCCTTTTTTATGTCATCACTGAACTTGTAGAAAGCACCATCAACTGTGGTGATATTCTGAGTCCTAGCCATCTTTGAGATTATGCTGGGTGATGTTTTCTTGAACAGGTTCTTAGGAAGTCTCTCATGTATCTGCCTAGCCGAGATTCCGGGTTCCTCGCAAACAGCATGAAGTATCTCCTGTTTGATTACATCTTTCGGGCTGATGCTAGGCATGTGTTCCTTGATTATCTTCTTGAACTCCTTCTTGCTATTGGTCATCTCCTTGGTCAAAGAGGAGTAGTCCGAGTTGTATGGTATCTCTGCTCTATCGAGTCTAGCCTCCCAATACTTGCAAAGGGAGTCAATGGCATCTCTCCTAGTGTTCTCGTCATGTATGTATGAGAGTTTGATTAGTTGCTCTTCGGAACAAACCATCTCCTTGACGACGGGCTTATACTTAGAAATCCAGTATATCCTGTCTATCGTGTTGTCCAAGTGTGATGCGTATCCCTTGATTAGATTGTCAATCGATTTCGTGATTGCTATTTTCTTCTCTCCTTTCAGGGTTCTTCGATAGTCCTTGAGTTCCTTGATGAGAGATGGAATGTCTTTACCCTCTACCTCGTACTTCTTGAAGTCGTCATTAAGTTGCTTCTTGGCATCGGATAGTGAGATATTGTGTTCCACTGCGAACTTCTTCTCAATATCGAAGTGGTTAGTGGTATTCTGCTCTGACAGCCAAGACCTCTTGAGTTCATCAGACAATCTCTTCTGCTCCTCAACTAGCGTTTCTTCCTCATCGGCAAGAGAAGCCATCTCCCTAAGTTTGTCTCCCTTCTCTCCCATTGTATTCACCTACAGATTCAGTCCCAAAATACCCGGTGGTATTGCACTACCAGCAGGTCTAGTTGGAGTTGTATCGAACAAGTCCATGTCGTCTAGTAGAATAAAGTTCTCCCCCGGAGATTGGGTGGCGGCATTGGCTAGAGCGAGGCTCATAACCAAGTCGTCATGCGCACCAACTCCCTCAAACCTACCAGAGTCAGTGATGCTGAACATGGAAAGTTCCTCAATCAAGAGGTTAGTCAACCTTCTGCTGGAATTGTCGCCATAGGGAAAGTTGAATTTTCCATTCTCTATGTTCATTTGCAGGTTCAGAATTATCTCCTGCTTCTTCTTTCTCGTAGTGTCGAAATCCTTGATGTTCAAGTCGGAGATGCTTCTCAACTCCTGTGTGAATGCCTTAGCGAAGGTGTTGGTCTCATACAGCACCACCTCTGGTTGGAATATCTTTCCTATCAGTCTAATCTTCTCTATGTTCTCTCTGAACTCAACATTCTTGGCTCGGTCAACATGCACGATTGTCTTGTTTGCTTCATCATCAACCTCAAGCACTGTGATTACATTGTAGTCACCGTCAGTCGAAATAGCAGGGTCAACACCGACGTAATACTTGAATCCCTTATCTTTCCTATTTCCTAGTTTCAAGACATACTCTTTGTTCTTGCAGTTCTCGATGAACTCTGGATTGAATAACGAAGTGCCTGTTGATATCGGTACGCACAAGTATTCTCTTGTGAACTTTAGAGAACCTATCTCAGCCTTCCTCTGCAACAGTGCATCATGGTCCCAACGCTCAGGCCAAAGAGGTTCGTTCAATGAATTGAAACATGGATACTTGGTGACTGTGTATGCTTGGTTATCCTCCAATTGTGCAAAGATATCAGTGTATGTGAATGGCGTACCAATCATACGAAGATTCGATGTATGGTGAAGCGTCGGTATCATGTCACCGAAGAACCAGTCTGTGACTCTCTGTATTGCTGATAGGCTGAACTCTTTCAACGGGTCGTCGATGATAATCTCCTGTGGGTGAAGTCCACGAATCTGAGAGCCAACTGACCTCTCAAGTATCGCATTGCCATTCGTGAGTTGTATGTTGCCGATGGCCCAGTTGCGTGAGGGCCGGAACTTCTTGAGTGCTGGGTGATTGAAGTATCTGTCAATCTCCCTCATGTGAACTAGAGTCTGCTTTTGGTTCGATGAGATGTATAGCATCTGATATGGTGGCTCTTGGAAGACTAGATTCCATACCACCCAACAATGCATGAAAACAGACTTGCCGTGGTCACGACTACAGATGATGACAGTCCTATCCGTGTTCTGCATGGACTCCAACCACTCTTCCATGTACGGTGGAAACATCATGCCGAGTACGTTCTGGAAGAAGTAAGGGAAGGATGTCTTCGACAACTCCATGTCCATAGCGGATACGAAGTCCATGTCGTCTAGTTCCACTATATTCTCCCCCTACCACGACCTAATAACGATTTTATGTGTTTTATTCTATTTTCCCTTATCGTTATTTTTTTGTCTAGTTTTCGGATAGCCATTGATATTCTATTCATATCCTTTTTCCTTTTCACTTTCCTACGACCACGAAATTGTTTGTCTCTTTGCTCTACGAGTTTCTGTATCTCTTTTCCTAATTCCATCTGTTCCTGTATGAGTTCTTGTCTCCTCTCTGGTGTCATACGGAATGCCTGTATCCTCTTCTTATCATTATCCCAAAGTGGTTTGAATGTTGGATTCATCGGATGTTCGACTATATTGCTAGTGGGATAGACGCTATCGAAGGCAATGACACTAGATTCGTTATCAAGTCTCTCTGGTGTCAATCCCGTTTTAGTCTTCTCATATGTGTCTTTTATTTTCTTCTTTCTATATGTTACACAATAGGTATCATCGTCGGCATCTGCGAATGAGTAGTAAACTCCACTACCCAACGCTCCTATTTTATCCACTATCTCTGCTAGGTTTCCATTTACTTTCATGCCAGCCAACTTGGGATTTTTCGCTTGGTACTCAAAATGCGGCCTAGTTGTAGCGGTGTTCTTTAGATTGTAAAAATAGTCTGTTATTCTACCTGATGGTTCACTATCATCATAGTCATAGAGTCTATTTTCGTTCCCGACGTTTTGATACTTATCTCCGCCTAAGTCTTCTCCACCTAGTTTTAGAACATTGAACCAACTCATAGATTTCTTGTATCCAGATGCGTAAGCGGCGGCGGCTTGTCTCTCAGCATCCTTGCGATTTCTGTAGACCTTTCCTTTGCTACCCCACTTGTAGCCACCCTTGACTCTACGGATTGGTATTCTAACCCCTCCTCTTGAACCAACCGTGAAGTCCCTCGTCTTTCTCTCTGCTGAATGTACCAGCCTTCCTCTTCTTCGGCTTTCCACCTCTTCTCTTGTAGTCCCTGCAAGCAGAGCAAGTCGGTCTGCATCTTCTCTTCTGTCCCTTGGATGCATCTTTCCTACCACAAGGCTCTGTTCCGGGCTTGTCATCTGTGCAAGAAGCACAACTGACCCAATCCTTGGATATTATTTCCTGCCAACTCTTACTGACCTTATCCGAATCAAGATACGCATCAGCAATCAACGCACCGACTTTCTTTCCAGTCTCGACATCGCTTGGGAAGTGATTGCCCATCTGTATCCTTGACATGGATATCTTCTCTGCCATATCATTGAGTTCCTCCTGCTTGTCAGGATACTCCTTCCCTAGTATCTTGGCAAGGGCATATGACTCCGTTGCATGTCCACTTGGGAATGATGGAGTGTCATCTGTGCTAGTGACGGATTCTATCTCATCTGATATCTCATATGGTCTAGGTCTTCCGTACTTCATCTTGAGTTTGATTATGTGAATGTCGATGTCTTCGATTAGTTTCTCCCTGTCTTTCATCTTCTCCCCAACTATCTTCAACATCATCTCATGGTTGTTCATGTCTAGGTCTTCTATTTCACTCTCATCGATTTTCTTACCCTTTATCATCTCGATGACTTTGGGTAGTTCTTCCTCGTTGGATGGATGCGAATACTCAGGGAATGTAACATCGAAACTCGGAGTCTTTTCCAGAAGTTTCTGCTTGTCATCAGGTAGCCTATCGACCCATTTTGACTCTGCTTTGGTCAATGCTTTTTTTTTTGAGTTGCCCCAATTAGCCGCACCTACTTTACGGCACTGCACCAAAGCACCTGACGCATATGCAGAAGGCCATTTGGTGTATCGGCTTCTGACCTTGCGATAGCAAGCGTCTTTCTTCTTCTTCAAGTCTTCAAACCAGAGTTCCATATTATTACCTCATGCACCTGCCGCCGCATAGAATCTCTTTTTGCAAAGAGCGCAAATTTCTTTTCCTTCGGGGTCTAAGTCTCCTCTCATAAAATTAGTAGAGCCACATCTAGCACAAACCTTCTGCGCTTCAGGACTTTGAGGCATCACTGTACCTAATCTCTGTCGCATTCTCAATTGCTGTTCCAAGGGATTTATCTTTACAATATCAAACCAAGACATATTATCACCAATCCCTGCAAGCCATGCATCTAGGGGAGTTGTCACCACCCTTGCAAGTGGAACACTTGTGTCTAGCCCTAAATGATTTTCTCCTCTTGCCTGACCTCTTGCCTGATACGGTTACTCCCTTCTGTCCCCAATGAACTCGCTTGTATCCTCCACCGGGTTTGCTGACGCACTTCATCCACTTCTTACCCTTGGCAGTTGAACTGGTCTTCTTCGTTGGTCCCTTGCACTGTGCCTTGACTAGGGCGAACCACTGTACGCTAGGTTTGTAGAATAGTTTCCTGATTGCGGTTGTCGAACTTCCTTCATTCTCCAACATCGTGAAGACCTCCCTTATATCGTCGGGGATGTCATCTTGGTCAATGACTTTGTTGTTTGAGTCAAATTGTATGGGGTTGAATCCCTGTCTCTCAAACACAGGAACACCTGCTGGCTTTGCCGCTCCAACTATTGGTCTGTTGCTGTGCATGTCAATGACTTTGTTAGATATCCAACTACCAGCACCCCTTGTCTCTTCCTTGCTGAGACCAGATTCTTTCGCATGGCTTTTCAAGCCAGTCAAGAGATAGATGTTCTTGTACGGTGCGATTCCTTGAACTGCAATTGGCTTGCCATCTTCCACTGTTGGATAGTATGCGATGTAATACTTGGGGTCTACTTTACCAAATGGAGTATTAGTAAGCATCTGGTATCTCTCTGCTCTTGTTTGATAATCTATGCCATGCTCTGCAAAACGCGCTTTGACCTCATCTTCCGACAATGGAGGTGAAATCTGAAACTCTGCCATCTAATCACCTGAATGTCGCCTTGAGGAAGTAGACGCTCTCCTTGGGAACACCGTATCTTTTGCTTAGGTTCTCCATCGAGTCCATGTCCGTCACTATGTTCTCAATCTCACCAGCGGATACCTCTACGTTATACTCCTTCTCCATGATGTCCATCGCTGTTGAGATATGATTGAAGTTATCGAGTTTGGATGTGTTGTAGTAGATGGGCTTGTCCATCATCTTCCTGATTGTGTCATGTACCTCTAGGACTGGTATCTCATCGGACTTGACGATGTTCATGTCATCCAATGCAGAGCGGAACTCTGCCACTTCCTTCTCCATTCCTGCCTTCTCGTAGACAGAACCACTTCTCTCCAAGTAGGACTCTATTGCTTCGATTGGATATATCTCCTCCTTGCTCCAATCCTCTGCCAGTTCTGCTACTGACTTACCACCGAATGTCCTGTCTGACTTGTTGTTCCTCTGTAGGAAATTGTGATACCAGTACCCAATCTCTACGTCAATCGCATCCTTGAATGACTTGCCTCCAACAGCCATTATCTCCATTGCCGCCTTCTTCAAATCAACAAGAGCGTTGTCCAACTTGTTCATGTCTTTGAACTTGGATGGGTTGCTGAGTTCCTTCAATGCCCTGCTCATCTTGTCTAGTTGTGATGGTATAATCAATCCACCTTGTCCTATGCTTTCAGCCCATAGTAGCATGAAGAACGCATTTGCTCCTTTGTTGTCTTGAGTGAGGGTTTTGAACAAGTCAATCGTTGAACCTAACTCGCCACTATCACCGAATGCTATGGCATCATCGAATGGCTTGTACCTGCTGTTGATTGGCTTGACGTAATACTCAAAGATTGCATCTAGCATCTTGTCGAAGTCATCCTTTAAGTCTCCCAACTCGGATGTGAATGTTTTCTTTCGACTTGTTCCGAAACCAGTCGCACCAAATGGATTCTGATTGTCAGGCATTGAAGCATCCATACTCCTCTCCTGTACCGTGAATGGGCTTGATAGTCTCTCCATCTCATTCTCGCTACTATCTATTATCTCACCAACTGCCTTAAGGAAGCCAGTGATGTTCTCCATGGTGCTATTGTAATCCTGTAGTAGTTTACGAGCATCATCATCCAACTCCGAGTATAGTTCCCTATCATCAATCATTGCGATTAACTTGGGAGACACTGGCAGATGGTACTCGGAACGAGTTGATGATGCCTGTTGCATGAGTTTGTCTATGTATGATGACAATTCGGAACTGATGTCTGTTGTGTACTTGGCTCCTGCTATGGCAAAGTTACGACTGAGTTTTCTCAATTCCTTCAAGAACAAGGGGCCATCTAGCCAAGCACTGTACTTGTTCTCCTTCTGCTGTTGAGGTGCGTAGACGTAGTAGAATAATGGGTCAACATCCACATCTTGCATTATTCTCCTGAGTTTCCTACCAAGCAATGTTCTCTCCTGTGCAGATTCCCTAGCCTCATCGGTTGGTCTGGTGTCAGTTGCAGATGACTCGTATGGATTGGCATCATCCAAGTCCTCTACTACTTCCTCGATGCCATAATCATCATCATCTGATGGAACGACCCTGCCTTCCTCACCTACTATGGCGGGGCCAAGTTCTCCCAATTCCTCTCTCAGTTCATCACGAATCTTCCTATCAGTGTACTGTCCACTACCAAGACCCTGAGTCAAGGACATGAATCTCTCAAAGAAGATAAGGTACTTGTCCCTCTTGTCCATGTGGTCTTGCATCTTGAGTGGCTTCATTACGAAGGTGTATTGCATACTGTGAGGATACTGCTTGAACTCATCAGCGTACTCACCAACCTTAGCAACTATTCCCTTGAGTCTGTCATCTTCCGTATCGAAATCCTCCAAGCCATCAGAGAAGTCACCCACTGCTTTGACTAGTTCATCGAATCTCTTCTCATGTATTCCCTGCCAGTAGTCGTAGATTCCTTCTCTCCTAGTCAAGAACTTTAGGTCTAGTTTACCAATCAGCATATCAGCATCCAACTTGTCTGCTTCATAGAAAGGCATGTCCCTTTGAATGAGTCCGGTGAGATAGTTGATTATTGGCTTGACTCTGTTCCTGAGTTTACTGTTTCTCTCGGTTTCCAATGCTCTCTTGTACGTCTTGAGTTTGGCTTGACTCGCATCCCCTACAACTTGTAGGTTGATGAGAGATGGAACTTCGCCTGTAAGGAACATCTTGGAATTCAGTCTTTGTCCCTCTGCGGTGAAGTTCCTGAGAACCTCATCTAGTTCTGTTGTCAGTTCAGGTATCTCCTCGATTACGTCATCGCTGAGACTCGTCAGGATGAATGTGATGTATGACTTGAGGTTCCTCAATCTGCCAATATTAGGATATCTCTCCTTGAGTTTCTGTGTGGCCTCCTCTGCCGACATATCCAACTTGGCTGGAAAAACACCGTCTTCCTTCACTACTTGCATCACTTCTTCATTGGTGATGCTTGCTCTGAATGGCCTCACTAAGTCCTCTGCTTCCTGTAGGGAAAACGATTCCTTTTGTTTGTCATCCACATGATTCTGAATGCTGATTGGAAACTGTCCCTTGTCCTCTGTGATGAACTTGCGAACAAATTCAATCCGATTATCGGCAAGCATCTCCAATGTCATATGTTCTCCCTCAGCCAATCCAACGGTTCTATAGTCTTTCTTTCATGCAACATGTTAGTGTTGTACTCACTAAGCAGTGTTGCCATCTTCTCCTTTATCGCTAGTAGCATGTCGTTTCTAATCTCTTTGTACTTAGAAGTGGAGAGTTCGTCATCTAGTTTCTTCTTGTTCTCGTCACTCTGTTCTTTAGCGTAGGCTTTCACTGCGGCCTTTACATCGCTTGCTCCTTGATAGGCGCGTTCTGCTATTGCGATATATCGAATTAAGTCTCCAATCATCACTTGATTCTTATTTCCTTCTGCCGCAAAAGAAACCGCCATATTTGGGTTGTCTGCTTGAGCGATGGTTTGCAAGTATTGTGGGAAAGCCCTCTCACTTGTCTCCTCAGATGTTATCTGCTTCAATGAGCCATCATTGTTCCACAGTTCTATTCCCTCGTCTTGTAGAAGTTCGGACTCCTCCAACCTCTTCTTTGTCTCCATATCAACTGGCCTCACGAAACCGTTGACCTTCTCCTGTAGTTTCCTCAAGTCCTCCTCATGCTCATCCAACATGTCCTCCAATGCATCATCAGAGTTTATGCCATACACCTCCAAAGACTCATCCCATTCTCCACTCATCATCTTGTCATAGGCATCTTTAGGAATGGAGAACTTCACATCTACGCTTTCCACTTTCATCTCCTCTCCCAAGTTAGCCAACATAGATTTGAACTCCTTGCTCATCTCCCTGTCTGCGGCTACTGAATTCTCAAACGAAACAACGCTCTCGCTCCTATCCCATTCCTCTTGTACTGCATTGTCAAACTCGCTTCTCCTGAGTTTGTTGTATAGAATCTCCTTGACTGTGCTAGATTTGGTATCGGCAACTACCATGAACTCTTCAAAATTGATAGAATCATTCTCCAAGATGTATGATGTTGCAGGTGGAACGTTACCTCCTTGGGTCATGTCTAGCCCAAACAACCTACGTGCGGCGACAGATTTCAGTCCTTCCCTTATCGGCAAGTAGGATTCCTTTCCTAGTCTCATCTCATTTGCCGTAGGTGGTAGTGTCAACTCGTTACTTATCATCTTGACATATTCCAACACCGTGTCATCCCCGATTGAGGAGGGGGATACCTGCCTCCTCATCTCCTCGGATGAGTCCAGTTGCCTGAACACCTTCCTCATCTTCTCAGCGAGTTCGGGCTTGTCCTTGACATAATCTTTCAACTCATCATTGTTGGCTTTATTCCAATTTTGAATGGCAGAAAACAATCCCTTCATTTTGCTTCTCTGTACCAACTCCAAAAGACCATCGTGGTTTCCCTCAAGAAAATCCTCAATCTTGTCTCTCAAGTAAGGCTTATCCATTTGTTTAGGAGTAGGTTGCTTTTGCCTGTATTCTTTGAGCATTCTCAGATAATCTTCCTTGTCTTCCAATTTCCAATTGACTTGCTTGAACCTCTCTTCAAACTCCTCATCTTCAACTCGCTCTATTTTCTGAGTCAACTTACTAATACTTATTTTTCCGGTTCTCGTATCATACTCTGACAGGTCTACTGGTTCGTTTGTAGCCCCTGCTATGGTCAACGCGTTTGCAATCTTAACTTGCTCATCAGATAAGAATGGCCTGACTTTCAGCAGAGACTCCCATGCCATTGTAACACCTACTTGAACTCAAACAATCCCGTTTGTTTCTTCTTGTCCATCTCGGCCTTTCTTCTTGCCTTCTCTTGCCTTCTTTTATGGAACTTCTTTCTCTCTTCATTATAGCCCATCGTGCCTTTGATAGGTTTTTTCTCATCTTTGTTTTTGATTAAATTAAACCAATTTCTTTCTTCTTTATTTTCGCTTGCCAATTTATATCCTCCTTGATTTCTGAATCGACCTCTCATTTGTCCATCAACACCAACGGTCTTTGCGTGTTTCTCCATCTCACGCTCTAGTTGCTGTCTCATCCAAGCCTTCCATTTGACTCTAGGACTATTTGGAAGACTAATCTGATGCGGTTCATTTGAAGGGTCATGTTGTTCGGATGGATTCGCTTCGGTATATCTGATTATACCCCCATGCGCTCTATCGGGTATTGACTCGACAACCTTGAACTTAGGGATGTTTCTTTTGATGAACGCAACTGCTTGAGCGAGTTTGCCTTGCTTCTTTTGCAGTCTATCTTCCCAAGTCATTTTATCACTATCTTTGATAACCTACTATATCTGAGGTTAGATACCAGAACATGTCATCCGCATCAAGTCCCAAGTAGTTGTTAAAGAAATAATCATATTCTTCATCAGTTGGTGGCCCGTCATATAAATCCTTATTTTGTGACTTAATAAAATCGGGTAATGTTCTTTTTAGCAAATCGTTTATCTGCTTTTGAAGAGGCTTCATTTTTTCAGTGTTTACATCTTCTTTCTCCTCGTTAGTCTCAAGGTCAACCCAAATGCCAACATATTCCTTAGCCAATTCTTCTAACTGTGCATTCTCCATTTTAAGAACTTGCGAATATATCCAATCGGCAGTCCCATGCAGAGATTCCCAGTCTGGTTCTTCTCTATCCAAGTTTTCGTCTGCAAACATATCTACAATGTCAGCACTACTCATACCATACGTTTGTTCCATTTCCCAAGCATCTCCTTTTCTTAGTATATCTTTCCAAGTCATCGTATCACCTGTAGGAATAATTGTCCTTCGCTTCCTGACGTTGCTCTTCGCTAATCCAAGGTTCCTTGAAAGACAGCCTTGGTGCTTCCTTTCCACCATCCTTCGGTGGCATGTCATCGAACTTGAAGCCCCTTGGCGGTGGGATGCGATAATCAAAATCGTCACCGCAATACGCACACAATTCTTGTCCCTTCTCAACTGCTCTTATGCAGTTGTTAGCACAGAGAAGGTAACCCATCTTGTATCTATTAGGTGTGCTTTCTCTGACCTCCTTGCATATTTTATCTGCTTTCATTATATCTTTCCAATTCATTGCATCTTCTCCTCCATCTGCTTTCTCACATCCAACCACACTTCGGGATGGTTCTGCGCGAGAACCTCCTTGATGACTTGCATCTGATGAACTATTATCGTGTCTTGCCTCTTGTGAACCAACTTGCCCTTGAACTCCATGAGGTACTTGAGGCTCTCACGAATCTCCTTAGCCAACTTGGTCAGCGAGTCGATGTACTTGGGGTCGAGGCCATCCTCTGCGAACAACTCGTCAACCTTCGACTCAAGCCTAGTGATGTTGCTACTGAGAACCCCAATCTCATCGACATCCTTCTGTGCGATTAATTGTGCCGCTGACTGTTGGACTAGTGGCTGTAGGTGATGCTTCATGTGTCGCATGATTTGGTCTTCTGAGCAACCGACTACCTCTGCCGCTGTTGTTGGTGTCATTATCCCATCATGCACCTGCTTCTCTATCTCGATACGAATCGGATGTGTGCATACCTTGCACCTTGGGTTGGATGTGTTTGTGTAGCCAGCCATGTGATTCCTCTGATGTCGTGATGATGTGCCACTGGGCCAGTTCATCCTATTGTCCAACTCATCGGCAGTGATAGCCATGGACTCCAAGTCATGCTCTAGTTGCTCACGGTCCTCATGGTTGCAAAGTGCGCATCTCTTTCTCGTAATCATCATTACACATCCAATGTTCCTTGTTCACCAGACACAAATTCTTGCTCTCTCTTTCTTTTATCAGCAAGGTCTTGTCTGACGTTCTTTGTTCTCTCTAAATTAGTAACTGCGGCTACATTCTTCCTACCGCCATAACCCGGCAAAAACTTTCCTTTTACATCCCTACCTAGTTTAGTTTGCTTGGTTTTCGGTCTCTTTGCTTTTTTCTCTTCGCTCTTTTGCTTGGCTTCTCTTGCCGCTCTAGCCGCCGGAGATTCTTCTGAACCCTCAGTGAATGTCATACCGAAATCGCTTAACGTGCCAGTTGGTTTTCTCAAGACATCCCTTGAAGCCTGTGGTAGTTGTTCTTCTTGAGAAGGAGAGTCATCTAGAGCAGTTTGCTCCTGCACCTCTTGAGACAATTCTTGATTCTCATCCCTCAACTCTTGGTTTCTCTGTCGTGCTGTATCAAACTCAGCGTCAAAAGACCCATCATCAGATTGTCCGAATAAGTCTACAAATGAGGAATCTTGTGGGGGTGTTTGCTGTTCAGGAGTTTCTGGTTTTCCAGCAGGAGCAAATTTGTCAGACTCCGCTTGCATTTGTTGTTGGTACAGTTTGTAGTTCGCATCCCTTGCTAGTGCCTCTCTTCCTCTCCTTACTTTGCTATCAGCGGTAAACGGAATTCTAGGTCTCTGCAACCCAGTCCAATCACTAACGAATCCACCAACCTTCCCAAGTCCTCGTCTGACTCTACCTCTGGAAGTAGGGTCACGATAGTTCAGCATTCTCTGGTCTTTTGGTTTTTCTTTGTCTGCCGCCATCGTTTCCTTGAACCAGTCTTCGTATGCCTGTCTTCCCTCCTGTTCCTGTTGAGTAGGTTGAAGCATACTACTAGCGGTTATAGGAGCAAGTCTTGCCTGTGCGGTTCTCTCTCTTTGATATGCTCCTTTACCTGCACCATACACTTGTCCCGCAACTTGACCAGCGGTACTCAAAGCCCGACCTGCTCTTGCTGGCAGTTGACTCTGAACTGTTGGTGTCTGTGTCTGTGTTGGTCTATTCAAGTCAGTCTCAGGGTCTTGTTGCTTGAGAACGACAAACCAACTCATACTATCACGCACTTCTTCTTGGTTCTGGAAACTTAGACTCTAATTCTCTGCTTACCTGTGCATCGCCGCCTTGCATTTGCCAACCTGCCATGTGCATCTGACTTTGAGCAAGAGGGATTGGACCCTGAAATTGGAATGCTGTACCGTCTGGATAGGAATCAGGATTGCTATTGGCCCATTCTTGGTATCGCTGTTGTAGTAACGGTCCTCTTGCGGCCTCTCTTTTCTTATCCATGTCTAAGACGGACTGAGTAAATGCCTGTTGCTCCCTGTTCGCCACTCTGGATGGCATCATCCTATCTGCGAAGTTCGACAAGACGTTCTTCTCCACATGACTGAACCAATCCTCCTTCTTCACTCTGATACCAGTCTTGTCTGCCATGTCGTCATCCTGCTCAGGGTCAACCGGAAACTCCGATGCGTTCTCTGGATTTACCACAGGCTTCTCCGGTTGCTCTGGTGGCATTCCCATTGGTGGTGGTGGCATCATTCCCATACCATCCATAGGTGGGGGTGGGGGCATAGGGCCACCAGTAGGCGGTGGTGGAGGAGGCATCTCTTCCATCATCATCGGGTCTTGTTTGCCTATTTCCTCTCTGCTCTTCTGGTTTCGTGCCTTCAAGCGAGCGAGAAGTTCTGCTTCGTTCTTCTCCGTTCTCCTCTTGGCATCTTCGTCTTGTGTTGTAGAATCTTTAGTTCTCATCTTCGGAAACTCAGGCATGTTCGCAAACGGACCAGTCTTGCTGTAGTCTGGTCTATCCATGTCTTCATCAGTAGCGAACTCCTCTGCTACTGCTCTCTCATAATCCGATAGTTCCTTCAATATGTCTTTCCAACTCATTTAATCCATCTCCTCCTCATCTTCCTCTTCGTCAATCTTATGAGTTCCGCAATCTCCCTTGATGGTTTCAAACCAGTCTGCTTTCTCCATTGTGTTCTCATGCTCCATCGCTATACCCACTCGCAATGCCGCTACAAGGAAATCCAAGGCTCTAGCAACCTTGCTCTCTGCTACCATATCTGAATCTAGAATCTCTATGGCCTTCTCTACATTACTCTGCCAATTCATTTCTTTCCTCTCCCAAAGCAATACACGCAAATCGCAATTGCATAGTTATCATTTGAAACGTTCACTCCACAGCATGGCAACTTCATGCATTCACCTTCATTATGGTTCTCCAATCGGTCTTCTCGACATCGGCACTTGTCTTCACCTCATCACTCTCCTTGGCTTCCTCGGCCTCCTTTTTCTTCCTCTTCATGTAGGCCGAATCAGGATGTGGCTTCCACCCAGCGAGTTTCGCCATGTTAGCCATCTGCCTCCTTGACATTGTGATGAATATCTTTTCTATGTCGTTGGGTATACCGCCCATCTCTTGTGCTATCCTCTTGACGATATTGACCTCCCTGTTCGTCTTGAGCATAATTGGAACGTTCTTGATTTGAGTTGCCGCTCTTGTCGTTGCGAAGTTACCACTGGCAGTGGTGTAGTCCTCATGGTCAACCATCATCTTGAACATCTTGGCAATCTCAGGAATCTCCAAGGCTAGTTTCGCACTGCCTTGTCCTTCGATTGGAATTGGTGTGGCTGGGTCCAACTCAAAGTCCAACTCCTGTAGGTCTTTTATTGCATCCTTGATTATCCTATGAAGACTCATCGAGTTCTTACCGAGGAAGTTACCCTCTGCATACATCGCTTGCCACATCGGAGGTCTTGCATTTCCGGGTTCACTGGAATACCACTCGGAGGGAACAGCAGTTAGATTGTCATTCTTGAAGTCATTTCTATACTCAACATACTTTTCTGTTAGATAGTGACCATATACAGTCTCATACTCAAAAATCGCTCCATCTTCGTCATCCCAATCAGCAGGTTGTGTGAACTTGATGTTAGCCGCATTACCACCACCAACCTCACTACTGTCCTTCCACTCATCCATCTGCTTGTCTAGTGCCATGAGTTTGTTCAGATGCTCCTCGCTGTAGTTCTGAGTTCGGAAGAACTTCTCGATGTCTCTCATGTCTGCTATTGCATCCCTTGACCAAGGCTCGCCATCAGGACCGCTGTTACCAGCCTGACGACCTGAGATTCCCTGACCCTCGACCATATCGAATAGTGACTCACTGAGTTTGGCGTTCCCAATCGCATCTCCACTGAGTCCCTTCGTGGTTCGCAACCAATTAGACCAGTCTTGAGTAAATGCCTTGTAGTTCCTACGGGAATTTAACTTATACTTACCAAGATTAAGGGAAACTCTGTCCTTCTTCAATTTCTTAGCAACCACAACCACATCCTCCCTTTTGTCCCTCATCTTTTTCCAAATCTTCAAAGATGGTTCCCTCTAGTTTCTTCTTTTTCTTCGGCTTTATCTTGAGATACTTGCCATACGTGATATTGAACAGTGGAGCCGTTCCTGCTGATGTGCTAGTTACCGCTCCTGCCCCTCTAAGCACGGTAAACCAGTCATTTTCATCTCTTGACAACGCAATCATATCAGAAGGGTCATTTCCCAACTTATTTTGAGAATCCTCTACCATCTAACCAAGTTCCACTGGAAGGTAACACTTTATTGTTCTGAATTATCGAGATTTTACTCTTCAATGACTTGACTAGAAATAAATCGCTCTAGATTCTTCTTATTTTCGTTAATTCCATCTAAAATTACCTTTCTAGTCTCCTCACTCATGTCAGCAACGAGTTTTTTCGCATTTTCCTCGGAAATACCCATAGAAACCAGCCTTTTGACCTCTGATTCGACAAATTCGTAGTGTTCATCCAACATTTCGTCTAATTTTGCCTTGTTTCTCATCGCAATCTCATACAATCGCTCGTTCAACGCATTTTTTCGCACACTATCGAACCATTCCATGTCGTTCACCGTTCGGACTACGATGACACCTATTAATCGAACGAACTTCTACCTTTTGCATACTGGATAAAATCATTATACCATTGTTTTTCAGAAATTGTCACGGAATTTTTTTAGCACTTGCGCGATTTTATTTTTTTTGTTTATTCTATTTCCAGAATAAGCATTGTGTTGTTTTTAATTTCTTCTTGTTTAACTGCTTGATTCTTTTTCTCTGTAGTTTTTTACTTGTAAGTAAAAATTTGTATGTTTCTATTTGTATCAAAGGCTTTTTTTCAAGGATTTTATTCATTCTTGATTAAATTCACCATTCAAAATGCATAACAGAAAACAAATAGAAAAAAAAATTTGAAAAGCAAAGCCATATGGTTGTGAACTTTGTTTCAACCCTGTTGAATCGGGCTAATAAGCCGTCATCGTCATCATTGCAATCATATGAACAGCGAAGCATATCACAATTACATTCAATACATCTTTATTCATTTTACATGCCCTCGTATCTGTCCTTTTCTGCTTGCAATGCTGATTTGAACCTGTCACGCTTGAAGTTCGCGTTTGTCTCTGATAATCTGACTATCATCCACTCTTCTTGAACCTCATCGAGGTTGAGTTCTGCCATCAGGCTAACCAACCAGTTGAAATGTCTCCTCTGAAACATTAGTTCCCCTCCTTCTCATACTGCTTCTCATAACTCTCAACGTCTTCACAAGTACAGTCAAGACCGCAGTTCTCACCCTCAAAACCACACTCCTCACAGTAGGCATCCTGAATTAGGCCAAGGTAAGCCCCGGTTATCTCCAAGGACTCGCCACAACACTCACACTCCATATCGTAATACATCAACTAGGGGTATTCTCAACATCTTATAGGGTGCGTTTACAAAGTTTACTTACCATATGGTAGTAGGACTTTGGCTAACTACCTTGTATTTTTTAGGAACGTCTGGAAACAGTGGAAGCAATTTCATGTTTCGACGTTGGAGGGACTAGCATTACGGCGTGGAGTGTTCAACTAGTATTCTCCGCGTCTTACACCTAGTTATCGCATTGCGAGTAAGCAATCTTGTCGGGCCTTACCCCGGCTGGCTTCTTGTTTCCTTCAGTTCCTATAGGAATCTGTCTGGTGTCTTGATAAGGGGTCTTCTCATGGTTCGTTACGGGGATTGCCGCCCCCTGAATGAGTTCGCGCTATCCCGGAGGACTCTCAAACTACTAATGCATGTACATCGACTTACCTTATCTAATGCCTAAGCGAAAGGACACCTCTCTCGCGTCTTTGTCTCTAACCCTCTCCCATGGGTATCAACAGCCAACCTCTCTCTGTCGAGATTCAGAAGGCCGACATTCGGAATTAAAGGAGTGTGAAGGGAACGTCAGGAGTAGAGGACATCATCTCGGAGGTGTTGGGAAGGGAGTTCACTCAAGACCTCAACCTTCGACCAAGCGCACCTCTAGTGTCTTAGCATCCATCAGTTCCGTGTGGAATGTGATTGGTGGTAGCCGGGACTTATGTGTACCCGGAAGTTTCCTGTCCTCCTACATAATTGCAGAATTACCGAAACCGCCAATATTAGACTCGTTAGTGTCCTTTACAACGACTCCTATCTCTAGGTGTGATTGCCCCACGACAGGGAATATTGCACGTTACCCCGGAGGAGGGGTATTCCGTCACTACCGTACTAGTCCGTCAACTAGCAATAAGGGCATGTATAATTGTCTTATGAGGTGCGCATACAAAGTTTGCTTACCATATGGTTGTGCTTTGCAGAACCCCTATTGGAACCAAGCCCCGAATGATATTCAGTGCGCCCCTCCTTGAATCCCATTGTTACAGGATGGGGGGCGGCGAATCACCTATCACCGGGGCTTGAGTTCACTCTTCCGCGTAGCCGTCAAACCATTGACCACGTTTCTTCAAGTCTGAGCAAGTGCTACCGGATGTTTCCGGGTCTGAGCAATGCTCCCTAGCCTCTTCAAGAGTAAGTCCTCTCTTGATAACTCTGTCATTTCCTTCAAACCTGAATCGTATTATCTTGTATGTCGTCATTTATTCTTCCTCCGTTTCTATTGCCACATTGTATAGTGGACCGGGACTTCTTCCCTGCGTACCGGGTTGGTATATGCCAACATCCATCAACCAGAAGACATATTCTATCCCGGTTTTTATCCCGTAGGCATCTTCTAGTTCCTCGTCGTTGGGGTCATCCCTTGCGATTATCCCCTCGTTGACGGTTATGCACCTTCTCATCTCGGTCCTAAGCCACTCGTACTCTTTCTCGTTCAATGTATTCATGCTAGGGTCTTGAATCACCATCTCTTAAGGTAGCGTCTACAAAGTTGCACTACCATATGGTGGGAACGCTTTGGGGGACCACCTTGAGAAGTGGAAGGATTTTACTCCTCCTCACGACTCTTTGCGTGTTTCCTCTCAAAATCTCTCATCTTTGTTTCCTCCAATCGAACCAACCAGTTCTTGAACTCGCTGTTAAACTTCCTCTTGTCCCAAGTAGGGACATTGCAAGACCAATCGGCCTCAGCCAATCTCTCACAGAACTCAAGAGTCATAACGTCATAGAAATCTCCCATGTCGTATATCTCATTGGCTAGGTTGACCATGAGCATTCTTCGCCTGAACTCAGCGGGAGTCATTTTTACTCCGTATCTATCACCAATGTGACCAACACCCGCTTGACTTGCCAGTATGCCAAAGCCGAAGCCGTTGACTAGTGAAATCTCTGTACTAGTGAAGCCCTTGTCAGGGCCGTTCTCGATTCCAACTATCAGAGGCATTAAAGGTTCATCTCCCTGAATGCGACTAGAGCGGCTTTCAACTCTGCGAGTGATTCCGCTAGGTCATCACCACGAACTCTTAGGCTCTTGATGATAATCACGTGGTCTGAACCAGACTTGGAATGTCCAACTTCCAGTTCGTACTTGTATGGCTTTATCATTTCTTTTGCTTCTGTTATCATTCTTCTTCATCTCCTGTTAATATCATATCTTTCTTGTATTCGGCTAGAGTGACCCACTCGGTCTTAACGGTCAAGGACAATCGAATCATGCTTCCATAGACCTTTTCGGCAAATTCACCGAGGCTTTCCCAGTATTCAATCAGTTCTTCTTTGCTGTCGAAGTAGACAACGGTTCTCTTCTCTATTTCTCCACCTGCTCTGATGTAGGTGTCGTATTCAATCTCTGTTCTCATGTCCAACAGATTTTTTCAGCCTTATGAGGGTACGCCGACAAAGTGTCTTACCATATGGTAGTACAACTTTGTAAGTGCTACCTCATAAGACTTAGTTCAGGCTCTTGGATGTCGGGAAAGACACAAACTAACTAAGGAGAGAAAGAAATATGGCACAAATGGAAAATTGGAATGAATTTAAGGACACCGTGAACAGTTTCCTAAAGGGTGGTTCAGTCGATGAGATGACTGCTTCCACCGTTGGGGTACTCATCGGTAAAGGAGACAACAACATAACGACACAGACGAAGGTGACCTCGGCAATCAAGACCATGCTAGAGGACTTCGATGGCGCACCAGTGGGCAGGGTATCCGCTCTAAACGGTGAGGCATTGACTACCTTCACTCAGGCAAGCGAGGCAATCAGGGCGGTTTCAACCGTCTTCGATTCTCACCCTGCACTAAAGGGACTCGTTCTTCCAAACGGGAGGAGCAAGATATCGCACTTCCCCGATGGTGATGCATGGGCAGACTTCTTGATTGGAGTCATGCGCAGACACGCAATCTCAGCAAGCAAGGCTGGCTGGGATGGCTCTGCCGACAGCCTAGTGGCTTTTCAGGAGGCTAACTAAGTCGGTGATGTTGTCTTCCCGGCACACATCAGGGTGAATGCCAAAGTCTCCCACCATATGGTAGCAACTTTTAATCTCGGAAATAAACTTGGAAAAAGGTACATTCATGCGTAGGGCGCGTTTAAAAGGGTTTTAGCCAAACCCCTATTGAGAATCCTGACTCGCTTCTTTCTGCGAGTTATTCCAAATGTATACTTAACCCACTCTACTCTTTAGTTAAAAAATATCGCTACCAGTATAGGGAGACTTTTCTCTCCCTCTCTATGCTGGTATGCATATTAATACAATATAATATATGTAATATGAAATGATATAATAGTATAGAATATGTAATATGAATTGTCTTCTCACGTTTCTCAATGTTTATCATTGGAATGAGAAACTTCTTTTCGGGGGTAGCCCTAAGAGAATTGATAGTATTCTAGTATTATTATCATTTATCATTATTATCATCTTATCTCTCTCTCTCTCTCTCTCTCTCTCTCTCTCGCAGAGGGGGCATGATAAACGTGAGAAATGAGAAACGTTGGTTGAGAATCGAGAGACTAAGAGGCAAAAAGCGATAGAATAATATTTATCATTTGATGAGAAAGGTGTGAGAAACATGGCATGGAAGAAGAAAACTGAAAGTGAAAGTGAAAATGAAATAGAAGAGATGGTTGAAAATTTCAAAGAGGAGTATAAGCCAACTCTAGGACCGAAGGCAGAGGTGACAACCCAGCCCTTCAATGGTATGCAACACATGCAACCAGCACCGAAGGATATGAAATGGAAGGAAGTGAAAGCACACATGGCAGGAACAAGTCAGACAAGAATAGAAGAAGTAATGGAAGAAATAAGAGTGATGCTCTTGGCAAAGAACGAGCAGTATGGAGATTCGGCATTGAGTCCGAACCGCATATTCTCCAAGGCATCTACGGATGAACAAATCAAGGTCAGAATTGACGACAAGTTGAATCGCCTAATGCTAGGCAATGATTCAATGGAAAGCGATGAGGATGTTATCAAGGATTTGATAGGATATCTCATATTACTCCTAGTGTCCCAAAAGGATGCTTGAAGTGAACCCAAGGGGACTGGTAATCTCCTTGGAATAAAACAGAGTTTGCAAAGTAAAAAGTAGAAAGAGACAGGGTTTGCTAATTAGAGGTTGATTTCCCACGTATAAGGGAAACATTACAACGGGATGCTTCGACTTGATATCATCGAGTAAGTCGTAAAGAATCAACCATCACATGTTGGTATGTTATAGCAGTAATACGTGTAGGCAAGTAAATCACGTTTGGATAATGAGATGTGGAACCAGTTTTCTAAGACTGCTTCTGAATTGAAGTGAAACTGCCGAAAAAGCAGGTCAGTCGAGTAAGTCGATACTACGGTATCGCAGGAAAAACCACTATTTCCCCCTCCCGAATGACATCGGCATAGAACGAATACTTCTCTGTAACAATTAGACTCCAACTGTCAGAGCGGAATGTTTACATTTCACATCTGATGGTAGAGAAACGGGGTTTGTTGCGAATAAAAAGGACAGTTTTCTGTTTGACGTATCTTTGGTTTTAGCCATCAGTTCCGTAGTAACAAGGGGGTGGTTCCCCTGTCCTTCCCCACAACAAAACAATAGGTGAATGAAAATGAATATATTTGTATTAAGCGAATGCCCAACAGAGAGTGCAGAGATGATGGTGGATAAACACGTAGTCAAGATGCCGACAGAGAGTATGCAGATGATGTGTACCATAGCGAATCTACATGACTACCAGACTCCATTTGCTCCGGTGATGTTGAATCACCCTTGCACTATTTGGGCGAGACAATCAAGACAGAACTTCAATTGGTTGCGAGAGCATACCCTTGCCCTTTGCAAGGAGTACACTCGCAGGTATGGTAAGCGACACAAGGTAGAGTGGTGTCTCAAAGAGTATGATGCCACATGGATTACCTTGGAGTCCGAACTACCAGACATCGGATTGACACCCTTCGCGGTTGCGATATCCGACCACATGAACTGTAGGCAACTAGACGGCTTTGACGATATGTCAGTTGTCGATAAGTATCGTGCGTACTACATGCACGACAAGAATCACTTCGCATCTTGGAAGACCAAGAAGCCAAGTTGGTTCACAGCGTAAGACTCGCAAGAGCAGGGTTTGCCAAGTAAAAACGGGAAAGGTTTCTAATCATTGGAATAGTGTTCAATTTTCTTTCTCTCTTCTGTAGCACGAACCCGTTCCCCCTGCTCCATGGGGTCACCAGTGACCTCACCTATGTTTCCAAGAACTACCCGTTACACTGGAAAATAGAACAAATGAAATCTAGAGAGATAAAAGGTGAATAAAATGAATGGAATGATAGTTAAAACAATAGCAAGTGGAATAACATCCACATTACTGACATCAATGGTTGCAACGTGGTATCTCATCCAAGAGTTCCTTGGTGAGAGCATGGCAATGCAATTGATGATACCAGCATATGCATGGTCGTTGCTCACATTATGGGGTGACGAGATAAAGGATGTAATGAGAGGTAACAAGACAGTCGAGGAAGTTGTAGAAGAAGTCGTGGAGGACAACGTAGAGTTGGAACACTCTTGGGACTTCATCTCAAGACAACTACCAAGATATAACAAGGAGGAATAAGAATGGCAGAAATGACAGATGAAAGATGGAATGCAATAAAAACGAAAATAGAACTGTGGTTCAACAACCATCAGGATTGGGAGTCAGAGCATATCGAACTGATATCGGTTCCCAACCTAGTCTCAGCAGGTGACAACAAGCCCGCGAAGAGAGTCGCACTTTACAGTGCAATCAGGACTTGCTTCTCGGATATCGCTGACAAGCCCTTTACGACAGGGAAGAAGAGTGCGATGCCCGATGAGATTCAATCGTTCAGAGATGGACAGTTGGAGTTGTTGAAGAAGGCACTGATGGAAGCGTGGGACAACTCCCCGCAGATGCAACAGTTGCTTGTCAGGAACAAGAGAAGCGGTGGTGGGTTCTTCACTTCCGCAGAGGACTACGCTCAGTCAGTAGTGGACTCAACGAGACTACGAATGAACACAGCGTACAATGCGTACTTGAGAAGTGACGATAAGGCCGATTATGTATGGAACGGCAAGGACAACATGGATTGTCAAATAAACAAGGAATGAGAATATGAATGAAGAAGAGAAACTATGGAAAGAAGAGGGAATAGTGTTGGTAGGAAGCACGATGCGTAACGCACCTGTGTTCCTCAACAAGAAGCAGTTGAACAAATTCAGTCGTGAGGACTTGAAGAGGTATCTTCTGGATGCGCTAGATGAACTGGTCGTTCTCCGTTACAGGAGAGGATTCAGTTGGTTGGATGAGGTGGTTGAATGACTGATTGGAAGGAAGAAGTAGAAAATCAAGTCAAATACTGCCGTTATTGCCATGAACCTATTTTGCTTGTAGATTGGTTGAAGATACCAAGAAGTAAATCAACATGGTATAATTGGAAAACCTATGCTAAAGTATGTATAGATGAGAAGCATGTTGAATGTGCTTCTAAATACAATGCAATGAAAAACAAGGCCAAAAAACCATTCTTTGACCGAGCGACAGCAGTTGCTAAGTTCCGTGCATTAAGAGAGGCACTAGGATTTGAGGAAGCAGACAGTGAGTCTACCTTTTCCCCATGGGACTTGGTTGAAGTCTCCATGATTAAAAACTTGGCAGGAGTTAACAGGGTAGTCCAAACACCAGAGCAACAGGTGTACAAAGACGCGATGTTGTATTTTTGGTCGGTTCAAGAGGACTACTTCAAGTATGAAAACCGTGAGAAAACCAAGAAGGTATCTAGAGTCACAAAGAACTACGGTGAAGTGTTCCATGTTGATAATAAAATGCAGAATTTTAGTTCGACAAATCTTTGGTATTTGTATGCTGTTTTCAAGACGATGTTTCCCAATGAGTGGAAAGACGTACCTGTTTGGGCAATAAGTGGTAAGACTAGGGCATCTCTGTATCAATGGCAGATTATCGATGAATATCTTTGGAAGCGCGATGGTAAGTTGAATCATACCTTCCTCGCTGGTCTTTTCGATAAGATGATTGCAGAGTGGTATCCTGACGGTATCACATATCAGGATTATATTTCTCTCTCGGAACTCAATACCTACCAAACTAGGAAGCAGACGGATTCACCTTGGTTTCCAGCAAACGACTTGTTTAACTACAAGCGTGGGCAAATGGCAGAGGAACCTGTCTTTATCAAAAGCGTGTGGACTTTTGTTTCCATGTTTCAAAGGCACTACAGTAGAAAGGAGAATGGAACTTTCGATAAATTCATGTTCAATAAGATGGATTTCAAGGTTCATTCCAATGTATCAGGAAGACAGGGATATGATGCTGATGAGATAACAAAGGCAGATTGCTACAATTGGTTCTGGAACTATTTCGTGCCTTACTTCGGTATAGAGATAGAGGACAAGGAGAACTTCCCATATAACACACCAGTCAATGAATTGTTACAATTCGTTAACATCCCGGTTCGTGATATGGGTCAAGTAGTTGGACTTTACAAGTTCATGGGAAAATTAGGTCAACCTAGAGGGGTTACTCCATCACCGGAGAAAGTGATTAGATTGCTATATCCGGACTATAAGTTCGACATGGTGCTATGGACAACAGAGGCTACAAAGGCTGAGAAGAAGATGAATCAGATTCTTCTGAAAGTAATGACACGTGCTGGCTTCGATTGGTATTTTAGTAATGCTGAGTACATACCAACAGAGGATGGGGACATCGCAAAATATTGGGATACTCAGGCTCCAATGAAGATAGACGGCATAAGCCTACTACTCAAATTGATTGTGGAGGCCCAAGGCGCGTACCACTATCTCTTCGATGAGGAGGTAGTCTTTCTGAATGATGGTATTAACTACAGTAGGAAGGTTCCAGAGAGTTATCGAGGTAAGGATAGAACGGTACTTGGTTACAGACAGAACAGAGATAGACTTTGTAGGAAGGCCATTGTTCGCAATGGATTTACTCCTGTGTATGTTATTCTCTATGAAGGAGCATATCCTGTAGAGGGAGTTCACGGTGACATACCACAATGGAACGGAACATACGTTACATCAGATAGAAGCCGTGGTAGAATAGGACTTGCAGAGACATTCGACTTGCAAGGAAGGGAAGACATTGGTGATATGATTAGAGAGTATTACCGCAACGTAATAGAAGAGGAGGAATGAAAATGAGAAATGAAACAAATGTAGAATTTAGGTTGGTGAATGATGAGGAGATGCCACCTATCGTGATAACGATGAATGACAACGACAGCCCGAAGGTTGTGTTGAATGCCGACCACAAGATATGGCTTGCGTTACATCGCAAGACCATAGGTGGTTGTGCAGAGGCTCTGTATGAGAAGATAGACGAGTTGCTCACAGCACATCTACAGGAGCAACGCGCATACGAGAGGATGGACTGAATGCAGGATGTGAAGTACAAGAGAGAACTAGGTGAAGGTCGCTGGGACAGGAAACTGAAGGAGAACATGGTTACACTGTCGAAGGCAGACAACTACGATGAAGCCAAGCATGAGTGGATTGCCACTGGTGAAGTATGGTGGAGAGGTCTCAGAGTACCACAGCCTAGTTGGGTCAGTAACGAAGGCTATTGCTTGTGTGGTCACCATATCGTGTATCACTATGAGATACACAACACGGAGACAAACACAAGGATGGCTGTTGGTTCTGACCACATCAACTCGTATCTAATCATGCGAGCAATCCGTGAGGAGACTGGTCTGAAAGATGGTGAGATTACTGACTCCATGATTGATGAGTGGGTGACAGTGAGAGTCGATGCTCTCATCAAGACTGCTTGGTGGAATACTCATGGTGATGACTTCACTGAGATGTTCGATGACATCAAGGAACTCGACTTGAGGTTGAATGTCAGGCAGACTGGCAAGAGAATCTACAACCATGAGTTACAGTACTACGAGGACATCACTGCCATTCGCAAGGTATCGAGTGGTAAGTTCGGTGACCCCGACTACGAGATGTCATCCATTGTATGGAGATGGAATCATCCTGACAATCCAAAGGCACAGATAAACACAAGGGGATATCCCAATGACAAACTGTGGAAGGACTTGACCATGTTTTGGGCCTTCATCGAGCAACACAAGGAGAAGGTATCTCAGTTGGATGAGAAGGTCGCACTGAGGATTGAGGAGTTGAAGAACCACAAGGAGGAAGTTCTCGCACGTAGGGAGAGGAGACTTGAGCAACTTGCCATTGCTGAATCCGCAAGGAAGCAGAAGGAGCAAGAGAGGTTTGAGTTATCCTGTGATTACTACGGTTGGAGAACATTCGATAGGACTGATGGAATCAACGCTTGGGAAAGGGGATTCCTGACTGACATGCGAAATAGAATCCTACAAAACTATGAGCCTACTGAAAGACAGGCTGAAGAATTAAATAGAATAATAAATCGCAACGATAAGCCAGCGAGTGATAAACAACTGGCGTATGTTGTAGCGTTAGGGTACAGAGAAGACACATCAGAGATGACGAGTAGGCAAGTATCCATAATAATAGACAAACTGAAAGGTGAACAAAATGAGTGATAAGAAAACAACGAAGAAAGCAACAACGAAGAAAGATGAGGAGGAGGCGCAGGAAGCCTTGGCTCAATTGCAACAGAACGCAATGAACCTACAGGGGACTGCACAGAACCTCGCTAATCAACTGTCTCAGTACATGCAACTATGCAAGCACTACGAGCAGACGATTAACATCCTCACAGGTAGGCTCCAAGAACAGCAGAGGTTGGTGGAGCAACTACAGCAACAGCAGAACGCACCGGAGTCTTCATAGACTCTGACTTAGTGGAACGAATAGGAGATAATAATATGAAATTGAGAATAATGAATGACACAGGACACACTGTACTAGACGACGTAACTGTTTCAGATGTAATCGACCAAATCAACGACCATCCCACACATTGGGTTTTCGTTGAGGGTGAGATGGTATCGAGACAGGAAATCCCGAACATCAGTTGGGATGAGGTTGATACTGTCAACCTAATTCCGGCCATGGTCGGAGGCTCGCTCTGAGCCTAACTCGTTCTTAACTGAGCAATGCTTAAGTGCAACTCTGCATAATTTGCCTAAGCATTATAGGTCTGCTGAATAACGCAAAAAACCCCAGCAACGGGTAGGATTGTTGCCAATCGGGTGAGAAGCCCGACAACCAAATTTTCGGAGAGAGAAGAATGGAATTACAACAAGAAATATTGTCAGAAATAACAACGAACATGAAGTATGCAAAGTACTTGCCTCTTGAATTCAGGAGGGAATCTTGGAAAGAGATTGTAGAGAGGAACAAGGAAATGCACAAGAAGAAATTCACACACATTCAAGGGTTTGACGAGAAGATAGATTATGTCTATGACAACTTCGTTCTAACCAAGAAAGTGCTACCATCCATGCGCTCCATGCAATTTGCAGGGAAGCCGATTGACTTGTCTCCGAACAGAATATACAACTGTGCGTACATGGCTATCGATTCTACGATAGCATTCTCGGAAGCCATGTTCCTGTTGCTGGGCGGCACAGGAGTTGGATACTCTGTTCAGAGACACCACGTATCAAAATTGGATGCAATACAGAAGCCTAATCCTGAGAGGACATACAGGCATCTAGTTGCGGATTCGATAGAAGGATGGGCTGATGCAGTCAAGGTACTATTTGACGCATACACAGGAGACAGGAGAACAACGCCAAGGTTCGACTACTCCGACGTAAGACCGAAGGGCAGTCAATTGAAGACTAGTGGTGGTAAAGCACCCGGCCCTGCTCCATTGAAGAAGTGCATAGTTACCATAGAGAACATGCTACTGAACATGGAAGACGGTCATCACATTACACCAATCGAAGCACATGACATGATGTGCCACATCGCAGATGCAGTTCTCGCTGGTGGTATCAGAAGAGCCGCAATGATTAGTCTGTTCAATGCAGATGATAACGAGATGATTAACTCAAAGAACGGTCACTATTGGGAGACCAATCCACAGAGAGCAAGAGCGAACAACTCAGCAGTTCTCATCAGAGAGAAGTGCGAGAAGGAGTTCTTCGATGACCTGTGGAATAGAACCAGAGCCAACAAGACTGGCGAGCCGGGTATATTCTTCTCCAATGACAAGGATTGGGGAACGAACCCCTGTGCAGAGATTTCATTGAAGAACCATCAATTCTGTAATCTCTGCGAAATCAACGTATCCACTGTTGCTAGTCAGAAGGACTTGGAAGAGAGGGTGGAAGCCGCGACTATCATCGGAACGATGCAAGCGTGTTACACTGACTTCCATTATCTACGACAGTCTTGGAAGACCACAACAGAGAAGGAAGCACTTGTCGGTATCTCGATGACTGGCATCGCAAGCAATGCCCTCAAGGACTTGAATCTTGAGAGAGCATCAGATTGCGCAGTCATCGTCAACAAGACATATGCCGACATGTTCGGAATCAACTCAGCCGCAAGAGTTACTTGTGTGAAACCTGCTGGTACTACCAGTCTGGTGCTAGGCACTTCCTCCGGAATACATGCTTGGTACTCCGAGTATTACATACGAAGAATCAGAGTGATGAAGAACGAGGCAATGTATCTGTATCTCAATGAGATGCTACCTGAGTTGGTGGAGGATGATGAGTGGGATGACAACCAAGCAATACTTGCTATCCCACAGAAAGCCCCGAAGGGTGACATCATCACAAGAGAGGAGTCTGCTCTATCCATGTTGGAGAGATTGAAGAAGTATTCAATCGAGTGGGTGAGAAGGGGACATATGAGTGGGGTCAACTCACACAATGTCTCTGCCACTGTCAACGTCAGAGATGACGAGTGGGAGACAGTGAAGGAATGGATGTGGGATAACAGAGAACACTACAACGGTATCTCTGTCCTGCCATTCGACAACGGTGTGTATACACAAGCACCGTTTGAGGCTATTGAGAAAGAACAATACGAGGATATGTTCGCCAAATTACAATCAATTGACCTAACACAGGTCAAGGAATACAATGATAATACCAATCTGCAAGGCGAAGTTGCTTGTGCAGGTGGTGCGTGTGAAATATAATGAAAAGGCATGGTTATCAATAGAAAACGAAATCGTAGATTCAATGACAAATGCGGGTGCGAAAGACAGCATCCGTACTTGGTATTGGAGATACAGGAAAGAACACATTCAACTCGCTGAGTTGAGACATGGGATATTGAGGCTGATAAAGCAAGGCTATTCAGTTTTGAATGACATGGATGACATACAGAACTTGTATGACAGAAAAGAATATTACAGAATAAATAAACAAGAATATGGTGATTATTATGAAAATGAAATTTACAATACCAAGAACAGGTGATGGTGGACAGGAAGATACGACATCCTTCCTGATGCGTGTCAATGGTGTTAGATGGAAACCCGGCATGAGACCAAACCGCTTTGGTGAGAGAACTCTAAGAGTTCCTCAATTGGACATAAGAAGTAGGTTCTCCAAGACACTAGACCCTATGACGGAGAACATCGCTTACACAATCAGGCAAGTTTTGATTCCAAACACACACGGAAGGAGAAGCAGGTACTATAGTTACGATAACAGTGACTATGAGAAGTGGACTACTATTATCACCTTCAAGAGAGATGATGGGGATGCTATGATATGGATACAGAAAAACAAGACGGTGTATACCATGAACAGTCAGAGGATGTCATTGAACGACATATCACTGGCCTTGGCTAAGATAATCTTCAGGAGCGTGGTAGATAGAAGTGCAGTCAGTCTTGAAGAGTACATAGACAGAGTGATTGAGACTCCACCACATGTGATGTATGCTCTAGAGAACAGAACGCCATACGTGTTTTGGGATGGTGGCACAAGATGTGAAGTCAGAATCAACACGAAGTTGGTAGGCAAGAAGGATGTCGCACTTGAGATATCCGAAGGAGTATGGGGTTCAATGTCCGTATCAGACCTGAACACGTTCGTGAACACGTTCGGATTGAACTCAAGCCGCTCCAAGAAGTGGTATCGAATATCTCCTTCAAGACTGTGGACAGCACTCATGGGTGAGGAGCCATCCGAGAGTCAGAAGAAACTGATGATTGCGTGGTTGCTACAGAACCGGACTCAGAAGATGGTCGAGGAGAGAGCATACGAGTTGGTCTACGAACTGGCTGATGAGTTTGAGAACATCCAAGTGGTGATACATGAGGGATACATGGCTCTGTTCGTCAGGGGTATCCATGCTGATTGGATGATTGCTGATGCCAACAAGGGTTGGAAGCAAGGACATCAGAATGTCAACACCTACTATTGGGATGGTAGAAAGTGGACAGGACCGATTTGCATCGACAACCTACATCACAACTCTAGCATTGGTGACCAACTGTCATCAAGAGCAATGATGTTGATGAATGACAAGGGTGCTGGTGAGATGATATACACACTCAGGGGACTACAACCAATGGAGCAAGAGTGGTACGGCAAGCATCGCTACGACAGAGTGCTGATTCCTTATGACAAGAGAAAGGATAGGAAACTCAAGACAATCGATTACGGAGCGTTGAACAAATGAATCCT